GAAAAATAATTTTCTGAAAAACGCTCAGCCACGCTCGTCTGGGTCCCTCCTCACCCCGGCGACTGCGGCCACCCCCACTTCGGATTCGCTGCGCTCTGGGCCGATAAGGAGTCTCTTCGGACCCCCACCCCCCGGGTACTGCGTGCCTTGCCTCAGTGCACACAGCGGGCGCGGTACACCGTGCGCCCGCCGTCATGCGTGCGCGCGTGTTCATCCCCCCAGCCAACCAGAGGAGCAGTGCCATGGCCAAAGCCAAGTACGTCAACGCGTTCCAAGCCGCCTACGAGCAGAGCGAGCAGCACAACCTGTTCATGCGCCACGCGCTGCATGCCAAGAACGAGGCCAACAAGGCGCTGCGCGCGCAAGTGGCCGCGCTCGAGGTCATCGCCAAGGTCGGCGCGCATGGGCCCGCTGCCAAGTCCGCCAAGCCAGCGCGCCCCGCGTACGTGCCGACGCAGGACGAGCTCGACCGCGTGGAAGCGATGGCCAAGGCCAAGGCGCTGGCGATGGCCGGAGGCCAGAACGTGCGGGTCCAGCTCCCGGCCCAAGCCAACTAAGTGCGAGTGCGCGCCCCCAACACCGGGGCGCGCACTCATGCCTGCGTTCATACATTCCACCACCGAAGGAGATCAGCATGACCCTCACCTACCGCGCCACCGGCCACGTGCTCAAGGACGGCTACCTCGGCGCCCTGATCTGCACCGCGCACGACCACGCCCACGTGCAGCGCCTGCTCGCCGTGGTCGACCTGCTGGAAGCGGCGCGCGACGCCGCCCACCAGCAGCGCCTGCTCACCGCGGCCGAGCAGCGCGCCGCCGCGCGCGACGTCCACATCGCCACGCCGCTGGCCGCCGACGGCAGCGACATCTGGGACGTGTGGCCGCCGCGCACCCTGCACTAGGCCCAGTACGCAGCACGCAGCGCGCGCCCAACCCCGGGGCGCGCGCGTCATGCCTGCGTTGATGTTGTCCCGTTGTTTCATTCACTTAACCAAGGAGTTTTGCGATGACCCCAGAAGACTATGCCGCCGAAGCCAAGCGCAACGCCGCCAGCAGCCCCGACAAGCAGTTCATCCCGGAGCCGCCGCGCGCCGCCAGTGCGCCGCCGACCCCGCCCAACGATCCCGGCTTCCGCTTCCCCGGCGGCGGCGGCTTCGGCGGCTGGCTCAACGAGGCGGGCTTTCGCCTGCCCAGCTGGCGCCGCATCCTGCTGACCCTGGCCGTGGTGGTGGCCGGTGCGGTGGTGCTGTCGCCGGTCGGCGCCGCCATCTGCGGCGGCTTCATGGCGGCCGCCGCCACCATGACGGCCTCGGCGTTCCTGATCAACGCCGCATGGTGGATCGGCGCGCTGCTGTCGGTGTACTTCGGCAGCAAGCTGCTGCTCAAGGCGGCCGCCTACTTCCTGTCGTACAAGGTCGACCGCGACCTGGCCGACACCCGCAACGCGGTGGCGTGGGCGTTCACCGCCGATCCCAAGCCGCGTCCGTAGCCGCAGCCTGCCGGGCCCTGCGCCCGGCTTCGGCTTGCCCGCCGACCCGACGCTGAACCCCTATGCCACAGGGGCGCCGGGTTGCGCGGCAATCCCTCACCCCACCTTACGGAGGCCCGCATGGGCGTTGAACTGCAGGGCACGCTGCTGTTCGCCGGGCTGGTCGCGCTCGGTTTTCTGTTCACGTTCTGGAAATGCAGCTGGCGCGCGCGGCTCGAGATCCTGAGCCATCCGGTCAAGGTCGACTGCGCCATTGCGGGCGCCTTGGTCCTGATTCACGGCGGCTCCTTTAGTGGGACCATGGTCGCCGCCCTGGCTGCATTGTTCATTTCAGCAATTCTGTTCGTGTTCCGGCTGCTGTTCGGCCACTTCGCGCACGACCCCGCCAGCCGCCGCCGCTACTACAAGGCGGGCTGGTTCAACCGCTTCCACGCCGCTTTCCCTTCCACCCAACCTGCAAGGAAATCACCATGAGCAAAGACCCCGACCACCGCGCCACGCCGCGCGCCGCCCGCTACGCACCGATCGGCGAGGCCGACGGCGCCAGCAACGCCGAACGCGACCGCATGCTCGAGGACGCCGGACCGATCCGCCTGCACGACGAACCCGAACCCGCGCCCGGCATGCAGACCTGGCTGGCACTGACCTTCGCCGCCAACGAGCAGATCAGCTATGAACTGGACAGCACAGGCCAGCTCCTGACCATCCACGTCGCGGTGGTGCCGGTGCGCGACCTGCCGCGCGCCGCCTCCGACGACCTGCGCGACTGGCTGCACGCGCACCTGGCGCCGCTGGCCGCGCACGCAGTGATCTCGCGGCTGCAGGTGGCCGCGCACCAGGCGGTGCTGTTCGAGTCGATGAGCGCGACCCTGCGCCGCGCCCAGCGCAACGAGCTCGACTGACCTTGGCCCACGCCCCCACCCCGGGGCGTGGGCTTCATGCCTGCGTGGCGTGGTCCATCCCGGACCACCAACCGAAAGGAACCCCGTATGAACCTGCATCCCCTCGCGCGCGCCAGCCTGGCCGCGCTGACCCTGCTCGCCAGCAGCGCCGCCCCGGCCCAGACCCGCAGCAGCATGACCCTGCCGCACGGCGCCAGCGCCCCGCACCCGCTCGCTGGCAACGGCGTGATCAGCGGACTGGAACAGGCCGACGGCTTCTGGCGCTACTGCGCGGTCAGCCCGATCCTGCCCAAGACCTGCCTCGACCTGCTGCCGGTGGCCTCGCTGCCGGGCGTGGTGCCAATCCTGGTCACGGCCGCCGACGGCGCCACCCAGCTGTCGCTGTTCTACCGCGACGGTGACCCCGCCAAGCCATTCTCCGACAGCGAAATGGCGCTGGTCGGCCTGTTCAACGCGATGCTGGCCGACGCCCAGAGCCGCCTGACCGAGGCCACCCTGCGCGGCGATGCCAGCAGCCTGCAGGCGACCGCTGCGCGCCCGCGCAGCAGCCGCAGCAAGCCGCCAAACGGCGCCGCCGCCAGCGCCACCGTCGAGCCCGACCCCAGAGGCGGCCAGCGCATGCAGACCGAATACTCGGACCCGCCGCCCTACACCGACCAATCCGGCCAGCCGCAGCCCGGCACCGAATCCGGGCCCGGCGGCGCCACGCCCGACAATGGCGGTGCCAGCGGCGGTGGCAGCGCCGTTGAACCGGGCAGCGGCAGCAACGACCCGCCGCCGCCCCTGCTGCAAAAGGAAGTGTCGCTGACCTGCCGCCTGATCGGCTTCGTGCTGCACTGCGCGCTCACGCCCCCCGTGCCCGGGGCCGACCCGGCCCAGCCGCCGCAACCCAAGCCGCTCGACTGGTGCAAGCTGCTGCCCGACACCTGCACCGCCGACCCGCCACCGCCGTTCGTGCCGGACGTGATCAAGGAACTGTGCAACAGCCGGTTCCTGGCCGCCGCCATGCACTGCCTGCGCGAGCGCCAGCAAGGCCACGTCGACGCCGGCGAGACCAGCATGTGCCTGGCCGACAACAACGCCGAACTGGCCGCCTGCGTCAGCGGCATGCCGCTGACCAGCCCGGCGCTACGCCCTGAGCAGTAACCGCCGCACCCGCGCGCCGCACCCCCGCTGCGCGCGGTTCACCCTGAAGGAGCCCAGCATGACCACTACACCCGACGATTCCGACCCGAACGCGGCGCTGCCCGCCGCCGCCCTGATCGACCCCGAGCGCAGCGACCTGCAAGACCCACTGGCGCAACTGATCGCCGCCGAACAATCCCCACCTGACGAGGAACCCGCCATGGCCACCAAAGCCACCAAGCGCAGCAGCCGCACCCCCCGACCACCCACCCTGCCGCCGCTGGCCGCCGACGGCGTGGCCCAGCACACCGAGCCGCGCAGCGACCCGCCGCCCGCGGCCGAGCGCCCGGTGCTGGGGGCCGACGGCACCAGCCTGCCCGCCCCGGCCGACGAACGGCGCCACAACGTGGCCAGCCACCGCGTCGCGTGGCCGGACGACGAACGCCCCGCGCGCCTCATCGAAATGGGGCTGGCCACCAAGGACTACATCGCGCACGCGGGCGACGCCGCCGCCGCCGCGCTGGCACCCGCGGCGACGTCGAGCATGCTGCTCTACAACGTGATCGACTACATCGACGAGCTCGAGCCGCTGTCGCCGATCGGCGCCTACCTCGCGCGCAATGCGATCTCGATGAGCCTCGGCTTCGCCGTCATCAGCCAGCTGCGGCGCGAACTGCGCAACGCCAACCAGCCACAGGCGCCTGCCGCCGACATCGACGTGCTCGGCAAATACCAGGCGCTGTTCGACCAGGAGCGCGAGCGCGACCGGACCGAGGAACTCGGCTACGTGGCGCTGCCGCCGTTCGACGCCAAGCCGCTGGCCGGAGTCTACATGCACATGCTCTACGAACAGCGCGCCACGTTCCAGTTCGCCGACCGCTGGCCGGTGCGCATGCCGCACGAGATCCTGCACCAGATCCAGGAGGGCGGCCCCAACGCGGGGCTGGCCGAGGCCTATCACGCGCTGCAGCTGCAGGTGCTGGGGCCGGACAACCCGGCGCTGGGACGGATCATGGCCGACAAGGCGCGCATCGCCGCCGTGCGCAGCGAGCAGGACAAGGTCGCGTTCGCGGCCGAACGGGCCTACGTGCTGCAGACCCTGCAAGACACCAGGCCCGAGCCGCTGACCGACGAGGTGTGGCACGAGATCCCGCTGTACATGCAGTACCGCTTCAGCACGATGGCGTTCAACCAGGTATGCAAGGCGACCAGCGTCGAATCGCTGTCGCGCGACGTCGACTACACCCGCCTCGGCCAGCTGGGGCAGGTCGCGGCCCACATGTGCCTCGAGATCGAAGCCGCGTTCAAGACCGCCGAGGTGCAGGCAGCGTTCGAGCAGAAGCGCCTCGACAGCCGGCACGACATCCGGGTCGCGCTGCCAACCACCCCGCCCGCGCCGGCGGCGCCAACCATGCGCCGCGCGCCGCCGCCGACGCCGGAAGAGCTGCAAGCGCGCAAGCCCGCTCCTGACTGACGCGCTCCCCAGCGCCTGCGGACCCCCACGGGCACCGCAGGCGCTGGGTGTTTGCCGCGCCAGGGACCAAGGATGAATACGCCGCGCGGCGCCTGAAAAAGCCGTCTTCCGATCTTCCATTCCATTCCGGAAAACCTCCCTTATATATATATACTCTCTCTCCTCTCTCTTCTCTTCTTCTTCTTAGTTAGTTAGTTAGAAGAATAGAAGAATAGAAGAAGGGTATAGAGATCAAGCACTTAGGTCTTCCGATCACCTGCCGGTCTTCTGCATCTGTGGGCTGGAAAATTAGATCTAACAGGCTCTACAATCTGTCGTAGAATAATCGCTCACTTTCCCCGTCTGGACCTTCCGATGAAACTGACGTTCCTGGCGGCCCCGCTGCCGCTCACCAAGTCGTACCAGCGCGCCCAAGACGGCAGCCTGACCAAGTCGTCCTACCCGCACGTGTACGAGGTCACCAGCATCGAGGAGCACGCCCCCGACCTGGCGGCGATGGCGCGCCTGCTGCAGAAACACGCGGCCAGGGGCCACTGCCTGCTCAAGGGCAACCCGACCCGGCCCCTCATTAAGGAGTCGCGCGCCGGCAGCACCGACGCCAACGCCGACACCGAGTGGCTGGTATTCGACATCGACGGCCTGGCCGGCGTGGCCGAGGTCGACCCGTTGCTCAAAGCCCTGGGGTTCGAGGACACCTCGTACATCGTCCAGTGGAGCGCCTCGTACGGGATCGAGAACAGCGACCTGCGCGCCCACGTGTTCATGCTGCTGGCCGCCCCGATGCCGGCGCTGCTGCTCAAGCAATGGCTGGTCCAGCTCAACCACGCGACCCCGCTGCTCAAGAACGCGATGGCGCTGACCCGCACCGGCAACGCGATCCGCTGGCCACTCGACATCAGCGCCTGCCAGAACGACAAGCTGCTGTACATCGCGCCGCCGGTGCTGGCCGGCATGGCCGACCCGCTGGCCGGCCGCCCACGGATCAGCCATGTGCGGCGCGCCAAACCGAGCCTGGCCGTGCCAGCCGTGGTCGCCTCGACCGCGCAGAACCGGGCGCTGACCGACGCCCGCACCGCCGAGCTGCGCGCGACCCTCGGGTTCCCGCCGCGGAAGACCGTATACAAGATGCACGGCGCCACCGAGGTGCTGGCCAAGCCCGACGCCTGCCTGATCAGCTCGATGAAAGCCGAGCGCGGCTTCGTCTACTTCAACCTCAACGGCGGCGACTCGTGGGGCTACTACCACCCCGAGGACAACCCCGAGTTCATCCACAACTTCAAGGGCGAGCCGGCCTACATCACCAAGGAACTGCTGCCCGAATACTGGCAGCAGCTGAACCGGCAGGCGCTGCGCACCAGTTCCGCCGGGGTGACCTACCTGGCGTTCTGCGACCGCAACACCGGGCTCTACTGGCGCGGCACCTACGACGCCGCCGACGACTACCTCGACCTGTACCTGGCCCGGAACGAGACCCAGGTGCGCCACTTCGCCAAGCAGCACGGCATGCCGCTGGGCGACTTCATCCCCGAATGGGACTTGCTGTTCGACCCCCAGGCCACGGTGCGGGTCGACCCGGCCCAGCGCCTGGTCAACCTGTTCCAGCCCAGCGTCTACATGCAGACCCCGAAGCCGCCCAAGCCGGTGAGCGCCTGCCCGCCCACCATCGGCCGCCTGCTGCACCATGTGCTGGGCAGCGACGCGGCCACCACCGAGCGCTTCGTGAACTGGTTAGCCTTTATTTTGCAGACGCGCGACCGCGCGCGCACCGCCTGGATCCTGCACGGGGTGCCCGGCACCGGCAAGGGGATCCTGATGAACAAGGTGCTGCGCCCGCTGTTCGGCCACCAGCAAACCGCGGCGCGCCGCGCCGAGGACCTCAACGAGCCGTACAACGCCTACCTCGAGCGCTGCTTCCTGGTGTTCGTCGACGAGATCGAGCCGCGCGCGCTGGTCAACGAACGCGGCGTGATGGCCAACCTGAAGAACTTCATCACCGAGGAATACATCACGGTGCGCGCGATGTACGCGGCGGCGCGCGAAGTGCGCAACCACAGTTCGTGGCTGTTCGCGTCGAACCAGGCCAGCCCGGTCGCGATCGACCCCGACGACCGCCGCTTCAACACCGGGCGCTACCAGGAACACAAGCTGGTCATCACCAGCGACGAGATCGAGCGCCTCATCCCGGCCGAGCTGCAGCGGTTCCACGACTACCTGGCCGCCTACCCGGTCGACGCCGCGCGCGCCACCACCCCGGCCGAGTCGCTCGAGCGCAGCCAGATGATTTCACTGAGCCAGTCGTCGCTCGACACCGTCGGCAGCCAGCTATTAAAAGGCAACTTCGAGTTCTTCGTGGACCTGCTGCCGACCACCCGCGCCTACCAGAGCAACGCGCTCGAGTACAACAAGGTCGAGGCCTACAGCGAGGTGCTGGCCAGCCTGCTGGCACGGACCCGCGCCGACGGCGCCTGCAACATCTCGCGCGACGAGCTGCGCACCCTGTTCCAGTACGCGATCGGCAACATCCCGGACAGCCCCAACAAGTTCACCTCGCTGCTCAAGCACCACCGGATCCACACCACCAAGGTGTGGGTCGACAACAAGGCGGTGTACGGGCTGCAGACCACCTGGCGCGACGTCGGCGCCTTCCCCGGCTACGCCGCGGCGCTGGCCCCGGCCCCCAGCGCGGCCGTCCCTTCCCTGAAAGCGGTGAAATGATGCCCACGCCAATCCGCAGCATCAAGCTGATGACCGCACCGCCCAAGGCGCCGCCGGCGCTGGGCGCGCTGACCCCGGGCACCCTGGCCGCCGCCGAGCGCCTGCTGCGGCGCCTGGCCGAGGGCCCGATGGACCAGCTCGAGGTCGCCCACTTCCTGGCGTTCTCGCCCTCGGGCGGGCGCAAGTACACGCGGCTCTTGGTCAGCCACGGCGTGGTGCGCACCCTGCACGGCGGCGACGCCAGCGGTTCGCGCCGGTTCCAGGTCGACAGCCTGGAGCTGGCCCTGGCCTGGCTGGCGCACGCGCGCGCCCAGAGCGCCAACGGCCGCCGGCGCGGGGTGCGCCGCGACGGCGGCCGCAGCACCCAGCGCGGCGCCGCCCTGCCGGACGGCGTGCACCTGATCGCCGACGACATCCCGTTCCGCCCCAAGCGCCTGCCCGACGGCCCGGCGCGGCGCGACCCGCTGGTGGCGGCGCTGTTCGGCGAGGCCGGGCTGGGCACGCCGCGCGCGCCGGCCGCGGACGAGCAACCGGACCCGGCACCGGCGCCATCCGCGCCGCCGCCCGGCCCCTGGCACGGCGGCCGCATCGACTGGAGCGCGGCATGAACGCCGCGCTGCGCGCGCTGCGCCGCTGGGCGCTGCGGCGCCGCCTGGCGCACGCCGAGGATGTGGTGTGGGCCGAGACCCAGGCGCTGCTGGCCGCGCTGCACGCGCGCCGGCGCGCCAAGGTGCGCGCGCGCGCGCTGGCCTGGGCGCTGCTGCGCCGGGGCTGAGCACAGGATACGTATCCCCGTACCGTCGATTTCACTGGCTAGCGGCGTTTCAGCATTTGTTGAAATGCGCGGCGCCAGTGAAAAACGCCGCCACGTGGTAGCGTGGCGGCGTCGCTGTTTGACCAACCGTTCCTTGGAGGGAACAACATGAAACCAAGCATGATCAAGCCCGCGCTGCGCTATGCGCGCGCGCACCGCCGCGCCGTGTTCATCTGGGGCCCGCCCGGGGTCGGCAAGAGCGAGGTGGTCGACCAGATCGCCCAGGAAGACAAGCTGCGCCTGGTCGACTTCCGGATGGCGCTGCGCGACCCGACCGACATCAAGGGCTTCCCGATCCCGAACCTGAAGATGAAGACCATGGAGTTCCTGCGCGACGCCGAACTGCCCACCGGCGGCGACGGCATCCTGTTCATGGATGAATTGAACAGCGCGGCGCCGGCGACCCAGGCCGCCGGCATGCAGCTGACCCTGACCGGCAAGATCGGCGACTATGTATTGCCGCCCGGCTGGTCGATCGTGGCGGCCGGCAACCGCGAGACCGACCGCTCGGTGGTCAACCGGATGCCGGCCGCGCTGGCCAACCGCTTCATCCACGTCGACTACGAGGTCAGCCACGACGACTGGACCGCGTGGGCGCTGGCCAACGGCGTGTCGCCGCTGCTGGTGGCGTTCCTGCGCTTCCGGCCCGAGCTGCTGCACGCGCCCAACTACGCCGAGCGCGCGTTCCCGACCCCGCGCACCAACGTCTTCGCCGACGAGATCGTCAAGGCCGGGCTCGACGGCGAGCTGCAGTACGAGCTGCTCAAGGGCACCACCGGCGCCGGCCACGCGGGCGAGCTGACCGCCTACCTGCAGGTGTACCGCGAGCTGCCCACCTTCGAGCAGATCAGCGCGGCCCCGAGCACGGTGCCGGTGCCGGCCAACATGGCCACCCTGTACGCGCTGGCCACGATGCTGGGCGCGCGCACCGGCAAGAAGCAGTTCGACAAGCTGCTGCCGTTCATCGAGCGCATGCCGGTCGAGTACCAGATCGTCACCGTGCGCGACGCCCTGCGCGCCGAGCCGGCCGTGGCCGACACCGCCGGCTACGTGCGCTGGGGCATCGCCAACGCCGCGGTGACGATGTGAGCCGGCGCGTACGCGAAGGGCGCTACCTCGGCACCTGCCGCGGGCGCCACCTGCGCAGTGCGCGCCCGCTGTGGGTTGAACTGAACCGCGTAGACAGCAACGTGGCCTGGGCCGAAGCGTCGCGCCGTGCGCACCAGCCGTTTCCGGTACATCACACCCGCCAGCGCTACAACAGCAAGGCCGAGCGGGCAAAACTGGGCGACTGAGGAGCACACCATGCGCACTACCACCATGACCACCGCCGCGTTCATCAACGGCGGCCTGCGCGCCTGGCTGGGCATCCCGCCCGGCGCACCGCGCCCCGGCGACACCGCCAGGATCGCCTGGCTGCTCGGCGCGGACCCGCTGCTGCGCCCCGGCGACGGCTGCGTCTACACCACCGACGCCGCCGGCATCGCGCGCCTGGCGCGCAACGCCGAACGCGGCAACCCGCATTCCCGGCGCGCGCTGGCCGCCTGGCTGACGCTGCGCCTGACCGCACGCTGACCATCCACCCCGAAGGAGCACCGCCATGTACCTGTCACTGACCGCCGCCAACGCGGCGGAGATCGCCGCGCTGCAACTCACCCTGCGCCTGCTCAGGGTGTCCCTGACCGACGACGAACTGGCGCGCTGCGCCAAGGCCGAGATGTGGTCCAGTAGCATGAACGACCCCGGCCCGGACTACAACGAACTGCGCCTGTTCGACGCCGCCGGCGCACGGTTCACCACCAAGCACATCGACGGCTACTGAGGAGAAGACGATGCTGTCATCGCAACCCTACACCTGCCGCTTCTGCGGCGCGCCGTCCGCGTTCGAGCCGATCGACCAGAGCGCGCCGCCCGACTACTGCCACCCCGACGATCATTTAAGTATGGAGGACCCCATGTCTGACGCCACACCCCCCGTGATCAACCCGAGCCAGCGCGTGCTGCTCGGCACCTACGCCAACGGCGAATTCGCCCACGTCGAAACCTTGCAACAGGTGCGTGACGCCGGCGACACCCTGTTCCTGTTCCTGTTCCTCGAATTGTCCGATGCCGAGGACTGCGACAGCCTGGAGACCGCGTGCGCGCGCGTGGCCACCGCCCAGGGCCAGCTCGAGGACCTGCTGGCCGCGCTCGACCGCGCCTACGTCACCAGCCTGCCGTAAGCCGGTATCCGCATACCCCGGTACGCCGGTACGTACCACCCTATCCACCCACCGTTTTGGAGGACACCATGCTGCACCACCAGGCGATGATCGCCAACCTGCAAATCCGTTCCTGGACCGCGCGCCGCTTCGACAAGGCCGTCACCCACGAGGTCGACACGCTGCACCAGGCCCACGCGGCCGGGCGCTACAGCAAGCTCTTGGTCGACAAGGCCGCGCTCGATCCATTAACAAAACACGCCGGCAAGATCCGCGACTACCACTACCGCATGACCCTGCCGTGGGGCGACAACGGCGACCGCCTGCTGCCGGCGCGCCAGTACCAGGACTACACCGCCACCCTGCGCGGCCTGCGCGACGAGGCCGAGCGCCTGACCGCCGCCTTCGTGGCCGACTACCCGCGCCTGGTGGCGGCCGCCAAGAGCCACCTGGGCACGATGTACGACCCGCGCGACTACCCGCAGCCAGCCGAGATCAGCGGCCGCTTCGCGGTCCAGGTCGACTTCCTGCCGGTGCCCGACGCCGCCGACTTCCGGGTCGACCTGACCGCGGCCGCGGTCGACGAGATCCGCGACAGCATCCTCGACACGGTCAAGGAGCGCCAGGCCGCGGCCGGGCGCGAGTGCTGGCTGCGGCTGCAGGAGACGGTCGGCCACCTGGCGGCGGCGATGGCCAAGGACAAGCCGATCTTCCGCGACAGCCTGGTCGGCAACCTGGCCGAGCTGGTCGAGCTGCTGCCCAAGCTCAACGTGATGGACGACGCCGCGCTCGACACGCTGTGCGCCGACATCGCGCGCTTCCTGGCCGCGCGCGTGACGCCGGCCGACCTGCGCCGCGATCCCGCGCTGCGCGCCGAGACCCTGGAACGCGCCACCGACTACCTGCTGCGCATCGCGCCGCACGCATAACCAGCCAAGGAGCCCTTGCATGACCAAGCCCCTGCCGCCATGGGCCGCGCAGCGCCTGCGCGGGCCCGACCCGAGCCCGCTGCGCCCGGACCTGGCGCCGCCGGACACCCGGCCGCCGCCCGACCCGCGCCTGGACCTGTACCTGGCCGCGCTGCGCGACCTGGCGCAGGGCGAACACTGGCGCGCCTGGCGCGCCAACTACCAGCGCTTCCTGAAATGGGATGACGCCCGCCGCCTGCGCTGGATCGCCTATATCGAGCGCCACGCCACCGCCGAGCCGCCACTGCTGCCGCTGGCGCGCACCCTGTACCTGGCGGTACTCACCCTGAGGATGACATCATGAACCGTTGGGTCTATTACGTCGTGGTCTACCACTTCATCGACAACCAGTACGACCGCTACCTGCTGACCGCAGCCGATCCCGACGCGGCCGAAGCCGAGGTGCTGGCCGCGCTCGGCCCGCGCTGGGGGCGCCACCACAGCGAGCTGGTGTGCAGCACCACCGACGCTGCCTTTTTCAAACGCCTGTAAAGGAGCCATCATGAGCCGCAAGACTTTCCGCCTGGTGCTGGACGTCACCTACGAGACCAACGAACCCGATGCCGAGGCCGAAGCCGGCACCGCCCGGATCCTGCACGACAACCTGCTCGACCTGCCGCGCCGCCTGATGACGCGGCGCTGGCTGACCAAGCACACCGACGCCTACATCGTCGTGATCGCCCCCAGCGTGCAGGAACTGTGATGGACGTCTACGCCAACCTGTGCGCGCTGGCGCGCACCGACCCGCGCCCGTGCCCCGGCCGTGGCGCGCTGCTGCAGCTGTGCCCCGGCGGCGCGCTCGAGCTGTCGCTGGGCGCCTGGCCCGCCCGCCTCAGGTGCAGCGGCTGCGACGGCTGGCTGGCGGTGCGGGTCACGCCCGACAACCACGCCACCTACTGCCTGACCGAAGCCGACCAGGGCGCCAACGTGGTGTTCGGCCAGCTGGGGCTGGGCGCGATCGCCAACCACCGCGGCACCATCGCGCGCCTGCTGTTCTGGCTGGGCGGCCAGAGCTGGCCCTACGCACCCGGGCTGCAGGCCGACCTGGCCAGCGGCGCGGTACTGGGCGCCGTGGCGCCGGCCGCCGCGCTGGCGGTCGATGCCACCGCGCGCGACGCGCTGCTGGCCCTGATCAAGAGCAAGACCGTGCAGGTGCAGGGCTACCTGCGGGTGGCCGGCTTCACCCTCGACAACCTGCCGCGCCCGCCGCAGCACGCGCGCAGCCCGGCCCACTTCATCGCCGCCCTGCACGCCGACACGACCAGCGTGCTGGCCGCGATCCCGCTGACCATGCAGCGCGGCGAGCTGCGCCGCAGGCTGCATGGCCTGGGCGTGGCGCTGCCGGCGATCTATCCCGACGCGCTGAAAACCTACCTGGCCCAGAACCGCGCCGCGCTGTACCAGGCAGCCGGGGTGGTCAGGCCGCAGCCGGCGTAAAAAAAGCCCCGCGGGGTGCGCGGGGCTGGGACAATACCGGAACTTGTGAGGAACGGTCCGGTCATTGTGCCAGAACCCCGGCCGCCACACAATCGCCTTTTTCCCCGGAGGACCCATGACCAGCACCACGTTCCGCAGCACCACGTTCCGCACCGAATTTACCATCAGCGGCGGCAACGCCCACGACCAGCTCAACGAGGTCGCGCGCATCCTGCAGGCCATCGCCGACCAGCTCGACTACGGGCACGACAGCTATGCCGGCGTCGCCCAGGTCGTGCAGACCGTGCACGACATCAACGGCCAGGTGGCCGGCGGCTGGAGCCTGACATGAACTGGTTCCGCAACTACTACCGCCACTGCGGCAAGGAATGGACCGACGTCTGGAACGCCGAATGCGACGACGACTGTCCGGTGTGTGGCAAGGAAATCACACCCTACCGTTCCGAGGACGCCGACCCGCCACCGGCGGCCAGCCGCGCTGTCGCCGCCACCTGGGAGATGGCCTGTCCGCACTGCCGCCGCAGCGACCAGCTCGACGTCAACGCCCACGTCTGGGTGCGGCTGACGGCGGACGGCACCGACGCCGACGCCAGCGACAACGGCAGCCACGAGTGGGACGACGACGACCCCTGTCTGTGCGCCGCCTGCGGCTGGAGCGGCACCGTGCGCGGCGCCCAGCTCGATCCGGCGCCGCGCCGCATCGCGCACTACCAAATCTGGGGCCACGACGTCGCCTGGGACGGCGCCAGCGTGACCTGTGCCACCTGCGTGGTCTCCGAGGCCAGCGCCAGGGCGATCGCGTTCATGGTCGCCAACAAGATTCACAATGTGCGCGTCAACGGCACCGAGATCGTGTATTCCCACACCAGCGTCGAAGGAGACCCGCCATGAACCAGGCCCAGGCGAACGAGCTCAAGGCGCTGATCGGGGTCGCGCGCACCCGCGCCGTGCGCTACCACCTGAACCGGGCCGGCAAGGGCGCGCCCGGCGAAACGCTGGCCGCCACGCTGCGCGGCCATTTTGCCGCGCGCGCCGCGCTCAACCAGCTGATCGACGACCTGACCGACAAGGAGACCCGCGATGAATGAGCAAGCCCGCCAGGCGCTGACCCGCGCCCGCGCCGTGCTGATCCTGGACCAGCCGTTCTTCGGCACCCTGGCGCTGCGCCTGGCGCTGGCCGAGGACGAACGGATCCCGACCGCCGCGGTCGACGGCCGCACCCTGTTCTACAACCCGGCCTTCCTGCTGGGGCTGCCAGCGCCGCAGCGCCTGACCCTGGTGGCGCACGAGGTCATGCACTGCGTGCTCGACCACATCGGGCGCTGCGGCGGGCGCGCGCCGGCGCGCTGGGGCCGCGCCGCCGACCACGCCGCCAACCTGCTCTTGGCCGCGTCCGGCTTCAGCCCGATCGACGGCTGGCTGTGCGATGCACGCTACGCCGGCATGAGCGCCGAGCACATCTACACGCTGCTGCCCGACGACCCGCCCCAGGGCGGCGCGCCCGGCCCCGGCGCCGACGGCGGCGCGCTCGACGAGCTGCGCGCGCCGCCCACGCCCGGCGGCGGCGCGGCCGACGCCGCCGCGCGCGCGGTGCTGGCGCGCGAGTGGACCGTGGCGACGATCCAGGCCGCCAGCGCGGCGAAGGCGGCCGGCAAGCTGCCCAGCCACCTGGAGGCGCTGGCCGAGCAGGTCAAGGACCCGCAGGTCGACTGGCGCACCCTGCTGCGCCGCTTCGCCACCGAGCGCTGCGCCGAGGACTACAGCTGGACCCGGCCCAACAAGCGGATGCTGGTGCACGGCCTGTACCTGCCCAGCCTGCACACGGAGGCGCTGGGTGCGCTCGACGTCGCGGTCGACACCTCCGGCTCGATGTGGGACCGGCCGACCCTGGACGCCATGGCGGCCGAGCTCGAGGCGATCGTGGCCGAGGTGCGCCCGCGCCGGGTGCGCGTGCTCTACTGCGATTGCGCGGTGCGCCGCGTCGACCTCATCGAGCCCGGCATGCCGTTCCACTTCCGCGCCAAGGGCGGCGGCGGCACCGCGTTCGCCCCGGTGTTCGACTGGGTCGCGGCGCGCGAGGAGCAGGGCGAACCGGCGCCGGCGGCGCTGGTGTACCTGACCGACCTCGAAGGGCCGCTCGGGTTCGCGCCGCCGCCGTACCCGGTGCTGTGGTGCAGCACCAACGCCAAGGTCGCGCCCTGGGGCGAGACCTTGCGCATCGTGATCTAGCCCCCGCCGGCGGGGATGCGCTATCATCGCGGCGCGCCGGCAGCGGCGCCGCCAACCCCCGAGGAGAACCATGATGAGCGACACCACCAGTGCGCCGGCCATGCCGGCCGAGCTGAATAAATTTTGCGACAACCTGCTGCGCCAGGCGCGCAGCAAGCTGCTAGATAACGAGGAGCTGACCGGCACCGCGTTCGTGCTCAACACGCGCGACAAGACCTATGACACCGTGATCCTGGACCAGGAGGACGACGCCGCCAAGGACGCCTCGGCCGCGCTGGTGCGCCAGGTCGCGCAGGCGGCCGCCGCCGACGTCGTGATCCTGCTGTCGGAGGCCTGGTCGCTGACCCCGGCCGACCTGCCGCGCTACGAGGCGATCCTCGACCAGTACGGTTCGCTGGCGGCCTACCCCGGCCACACCGAGATCGTGTCGCTGTCGGTCGAGACCCGCGCCGGCACCTGGTCGGGCCAGGCCCCGATCGAGCGCAAGGCGCGCAGCCGCACCCTGGGCCCGGTCGTGTACACGGCGCTCAGTCCGGACACGGCAACCCGCGGCCGCTACACCGGCTTCCTGGCCGCCCCCGGCGCCCCCGTCTCGGACGACTTCGGCGCCACCGGCATGACGTTCCTGAACCCCGACTTTGCGCGCCGCATCAACGACGGCAGCGTCACCCATGACGACCTGCTGGCGGCGATGCGCGACGGCTTCGCCCGGCTCGGGGCCACCCCCACCGCCGAGGCCCAGGCCGCGCTGCTGGACATGATCAAGGCCAGCTACCCGACCCAGGAGCTGCTGCTGGCGTTCCTGCGCGCCCAGCTGGCGCGCTACGCCGAGACGTGCGCACCGGTCACCCGGCACTAGGACCGACACTAGACCCGCTAGGCCGACGCTAAGCCGCCGCCGCCAGCGCGCCGCTGGTCACCAAAAGCCCGATCAGGCGCTTCAGTTCGGTCATGGCGCCGTCGCACGGCACGAACCGCTCGCCGCCGGCGCGCTTGGCCTTGTCGAAACCGGCATGGCCGACGAAGCGGGTCATCGCCACCACCTTGTCGCAGCGGGCGATGGCGTCGATCTTCTTGGGGGTGTCGATCACGGTGAACTCGATCCCCGGGAACGCCACCGGCAATTCCTGGCGCCACGGGTCGAGCCGGTTGGTGAACACGCCGACGCTCGGCTTCCTGGGCGCCGCGCGCCGTTCGGGCGCGGGCGCCGGCCCGGCCACCGCGCTCGCCGCCAGGCTGGCCGGCGCCAGCGTCGCCTGCCCCGCGCCCAGTGCACCAGCGGCCGGCGCCCCCAGCGCCTCGGCCAGCAGCTGGGTAATCAGCGGTTTCAACCGGTCGACCACCTGGTCGCCGACCGCGCCCGCCAGCAGCGCCACCAGCGGCGCGAACGCGGCCCGGTACGGGTCGGGCGCGGCGCCCGGCTCGCTGGGAATATAGGTTGGGAATGCGGCGGGCGCCGCTTCGGCCGCCGGCGCCGGCGCTGCCCCTGCCACCGGCGGGGCCGGCGCTGCCGCCGCCTCGGCCGCATGGGCGGCGTCGGCCGCCAGGTGCGCCGCCAGCGTGCGGAATGCCTGCTGCAGCTGCGGCCGCATCTGGGTCATCGACACCAGCTTCAGCGCCCGCCGCTGGCGCGCCAGCGGCAGCACGCGCTGGGCGAACGCCACGTCCTGGCTGTTGATCCCGACCAGCTGTTCGCGCGCCGGGTAGTTCTGGGCCGGGAACATCCGGTGCAGCTCGGCCGCCACGACCAGCCACTCGTCGCGGCTCCAGGTGATGCGCGCCCACAGGTTCGGCTTGGCGTCGGCGGCCGGCGCGCCTGGCGCCGCGTCCGGCCCCGCTTCCGGTGCCGCCGCTTCCTCCGCTTCAGCTGCCGGGGCTTCCGGCTTGACATACAGCACCGGTTCTGCCGGCGCCGGCGCCCGCTGGAAGCGCGCCGGCGCCGCCAGCCGCGCGAACGCCGGCAGCAGCCCCTTCCTGGCCAGCCCGAGCGCGCGGAACTCGCGGCGGCGCCCCATCGCGGCCCCGGCCGCGTTGAGCGCGCGCAGCGACAGGCCGGCCAGCGTGGTGCGGTCCAGCTCCGGCTGCAGCGCGGCGACCTTGGTGGCAAACTGCTCCCATTCGCGCTCGGTCCAGTGCACCGGCTCGGCCGGCGGCTTGGACACCGCCACCGCCACCTTGCGCGGGGTCATCGCGCGCTCGCCGCGCAGCGCGCCAAATGCCGCCACCAGCGGCGCGCGCACCCCGCGCAGGTGGCGCAGGTCGCGCCGGCGTTCCGGCGCCAACGCCTGCTCCATCGTACTCTTGAACAGCGACATCCCCAGCCCCAGCGCGTTCAAATCATGCTCGGTGCGCGCATTGGCAAACTCCGCGACCTGGCCAATCAGCGCCCGCGCCAATGCCAGGTATTCTTCCTCACTCCAATAGACACGGCCACTGCGTTCCCCATCGCTCATTGCTGTTCCCCGTTTATCTCATTGATGGAGCATCCCGGACCCACTGTAGGAGAGAAGCTACCAAGTGTCAAGTTTATTGATGAACAATGATGGAGGACCCGATGAACACCCCCACCACCTTCCCGCCCGACGTCGCGCCGCTGGTCGAGCGGATCATGGCGATCTGCCGCGAACAGCTGACCGAAGGGGCGGTGACCCCGGTCACCTACGTGATCGACTCCAAGGAGCAGCTCCTGGTGCCGGTCGAGCAGCACATGCCGGCAAAAATCGCCACCGACATCGCCGGCGCCATGGTGCGCTGGACCGCGACCACGATCCATGCCGACATGACGATCGCGGTGTCGGAAGCCTGGTCGCTGTCATCCGCCGACAGCCCGCGCTACCGGGAGATCATCGACCAGTACGGCTCGATCGGCGACTACCCCGGCAAGCTCGACGTGCTGATGGTCAATGTCCAGACCCGCGCCGGCTGCTGGCGCGGGCGGGCCCCGATCGAAACCCGCGGCCAGGCCCGCCGCTGCGGCGCGCTGGAAGTGATCCGGGTCGAGCCGCCGCCGGCCAGCTTCCTCGACGACCCGGTGCGCTAAACTGCGCGCTGCAGCACTCACCCAAGGAGACCCCATGAGCACCACCCCCACCCGCCAGGACTATCAGATCACCGTCAACATCTATGACGCCACCCCCGACGAAGCGGACGCCGTGCGCGAAGAGCTGGCCGGCAGCATCGAGGACGCGCGCGACTCCGGCATCTGGCACGAGCCGGTCAGCGTCGACTGCGGCGAGCCGGAGCCGCTGCGCACCAGGAGCTGACCATGCCCGCCATTCCCACCACCCTGCTGCCGTGCCGCGCAGGCGACTGGCTGTTGATCACCACCGCCGACGGCTGCTGGGGCAAGGGCCCCGACATCGCCGCAGCCAAGCACGCTCTGCGCGTGGCAGGCGGCGAAGCCAGCCCACCCTACTGGCACGTGTATTCGTGCGACCCCGGCGCCTACCTCGACATGGGGATGACGTTCCACCGCGCCGACCATCCGGTGCTGCTGATCGCCGCATTCGATCCACCACCACCCAAGGAGACCCCATGAAACAATTCAAGTTCGTCGGCAGCATCAGCGGCCCGGCCATCGAGACCCCGGACGCGGCCGAGAACGCGCTGATCGCGCTGCTGCGGCCGCGGCCGCCCGGCACGACCCTCGAGCTGAGCATGTGCGCGCCCAGCCTGGCCGACCCGGCCAGGCCGGGGGAACACCCGCTCAGCACCCCCGGCCAGCTGATGTACCTGCTCGACATCTATCGCGGCCAGTTCGACGACCGGGTCCGCGCCGGCCAGTACCGGGACGACCAGGAGTTTGCCCGGACTATCCAGCACCTGGTCCGGCACGACCTGGTCCGCTACTACGGCGACCACGTGGTCTCGCCCAAGGGCACCGAACGAATCCTGGCGTTCCTGATGGATGAGAAAGGGGCCTGAGATGAGCACCAGCGCAGTCGTACCGGCGCACGGCCCGGCCGAAGACACCGCCGCGGACCCGCCCCCATACACGTTCGACCAGCTCGACGCTCGTGCCAAGGAGGTGGCGCGCGCGGCCTGGCGCCGCGCCGGGGCCGACGACGACTGGTGGGATGCTGTCTATGAAGACGCGGTCACGGTCGGCGCGCTGATCGGGATCGCGATCGGCACCCGTACCTACAAGTCGGTGGGCGGCACCCCGCTGCCCGAGCCCGACATCAACTTCTCGCTGTACTGCCAGGGCGGCGGCGCCTGCTTCTCCGGCACGCTGGACATCGCGCTGCTCAATGGCGCGCCGGCGCGCCTGGCCACCCACGTCGGCAACGACGACGTGCTGCACGCGCTGGCCGCGCGCGGCCAGGCGCTGTACGACCAGATCGCGCTGCGCCACCTGACCCGGCGCCTGCTGGGGGTGGCCGACGACGACGACGGCTGGGCCGGTCTCGACGAGATCAACCCCGACGAGCGCATCGACATCATCGCCAACGAACGCCACTACACCTGCCGGCTCAGCCGCGACGACGACACCGACGACCTGGTCGTCTGCGCCTTGAACGACTACGTCGAGGATTTCGCCGGCTGGCTCGCCGCCGCGCTCGAGGCCGAGGACGAGTACCTCAACAGCGACGAGCATGTCGACGACGAGCTCCGCACAAGCGAATGCGAGTTCGACGAACACGGCGACCCCTGGTGAACGGACCCATTTAGGCGTTTACTTTTTGCCCCGTTCAAGTCTACTATCTAGCCTCGATCCAACTTAGAGAGGTAGACCATGGCCGCCCACCCCCATCCGGTGATCCCGATCGTGCCGATCACCCAGTGGTCGATCTCCAAGGCCAAGGTGTTCCAGGAATGCAAGCTGCGCGCCCAGCTGCAGTATGGCCAGAAGATCCCGCAGCCGGAGCGCCCGCTGCCGCCCGGCAAGCTCGAACATGCGAACGACCGCGGCACCCGCCTGCACCTGGCGGCCGAGGACTACGTGGCCGGGCGCCGGCCCGACCTCGACCCGGAACTGGTGCGTTTCGCCCCCGAATTCGGGTCGCTGCGCACCCTGTACCAGGAGGGCCGTGTGTCGCTCGAGGGCGAGTGGGCGATGGACCGGGCCTGGGAGCCGGTGCCGTGGGACAGCCGCGACGCCTGGCTGCGCCTGAAGCTGGACGCGATGGTGCACCTGTCCACCGTCGAGGCGGTGGTCACCGACTACAAGAGCGGGCGCAAGTTCGGCAACGAGCTGGCCCACGCCGAGCAGACCCAGCTCTACGCGCTGGTGGCGTTCCTGCGCTACCCGGCGCTCGAGTTCATCCACACCGAGCTGTGGTACCTGGACCAGCCGGACGAGGCGATCAGCCAGGCCAGCTTCACCCGCGCCCAGGGCCTGCGCTTCAAGGCCCGCTTCGACCGCCTCGGCCACAGCGTGACCGAATGCACGCAGTTCCCGCCCAGCCCCAACGTGTTCAACTGCCGCTGGTGCCCGTACGGCCCCAAGGGCACCGGCCACTGCAGCGTAGGAGTCTGACATGGAACAGCCCGCCAAGCCAAACCTCGACGACCTGCTGCGCCAGCTGGTCGACCGCGCCATCCCGCCGCTCGAACGGCGCGTGGTCGACCACGACATCAACGGCACCCCGATCTACGCCGACGAAGTGAAGGAGAACGGCCGTGGTTAATTCCCTCGCCCCCTCCATGGCGCCGGCGGCGCCGCGCTACGCGCCGATGAAGCACCAGGCCGCCACCCTGGCGCTGATGGCCAGCAGCCCGATCCTGTTCGACATGAGCGACCCCGGCACCGGCAAGACCGCGGTCCAGATCTGGGCGTTCGCGCGGCGCCGCCTGGCGAAAAAGAAACCCGGCAAGTGCGCGCTGGTGATCGCGCCCAAGTCGCTGCTCAGGAGCGCCTGGGCCGACGACTTCGCCAAGTTCGCGCCCGGGCTGACGGTGGCGGTGGCCGACGCCGCGCACCGGGTGCGCGCCTTCGCCCAGGACGCCGACGTCTACATCACCAACACCGACGCCGTCACCTGGCTGACCAAGCAACCACCCACGTTCTTCGCCCGCTTCGACACCCTGATCGTCGACGAGGTGTCGGCCTACAAGCACCACGCCAGCAACCGTTCGCGCGCGCTCGAACACATCAAGCGCTACTTCCCGTACCGCTCGGTGCTGTCGGGCACGCCCAACAGCAACACCATCTGCGACCTGTGGAACCCGGTGCGGATCCTGGACGACGGCCGCCGCCTGGGCAAGCAGTTCTTCGGCTTTCGCGCCGCCGTCTGCAGCCCCACCCAGCAGGGCCAGGGCGCCAACATGCTGGCCTGGGCCGACAAGGACGGCGCCGAGGAAGTGGTGTATGGCCTGATCCACGACATCAGCGTGCGCCACCGCTTCGACGACTGCGTCGACATCCCGCCGACCCACATCTGGAGCACCGCGTATCACTTATCGGCAACGCAGCACGCCGCCTACCTGGCGATGGAGCGCGACCAGATCGCCCAGCTCACTGCGCTGGCGCGCGGCGGCGCGGCCAGCGCCACCGTGGTCGCCAGCAGCGCCGCCGCGGTCACCACCAAGCTGCTGCAGATCGCCAGCGGCGCCGTCTACGAAAATCCGGACACCTACCACGTGCTCGACGCCGGGCGCTACGAGCTGGTGCTCGAACTGGCCGCCGAGCGCCACCACCCGCTGGTGTTCTTCCTGTGGAAGCACCAGCGCGACCAGCTGGTCGCCGCGGCCGAGGCGCGCAACCTGCGCTACTGCGTGCTGGACGGCGCCGCCACCGACGCCGAGCGCAACGCGATGGTGCATGCGTACCAGGCCGGCTGGTACGACGTGATGTTCGCCCACCCGAAGAGCGCGGCGCACGGGCTGACCCTGACCCGCGGCTCGTCGGTGATCTGGGCCTCGCCCACCTACGACCTCGAGTGGTACCTGCAGGGCAACCGGCGCCAGGCCCGGAACGGCCAGACCGCCAAGACCGAGGTCATCAACGTGCTGGCGGCCGGCACCATCGACGAGCGCGTGTATGCGCGCCTGCTGGTCAAGCACGCGCGCATGGACAACCTCTTGGGGCTGTTCGTATGAGCGCCCCGGCTTACACCCAGCTGCCGCTGTACGCGGCACTGGCCTGGCCGTGGCCCCCTGGCCGGCCGCGCGCCGCGGTGCCGAACCCGGCGCGCGCCGGGCGCGCCCACCACGCGCTGGGCCTGGGCCAGTACGCCCAGCCGACCCTGTCCGACGTCGCCGACCTGGTGGTCGACCTGCTGCACCTGGCGCACGCGGCCAACCTGGGCGAGGCCGAGCCGCTGCTGTTCGCGGCCCAGCAGTGCTTCGTCGACGAACTGGACCAGGAAGCGCGCGGGGCGCGCCCGTGAGCGGCCCGGCTCCGCACGGCGCCTGGGCGCGCGCGCTCGGGTCATCGGTCAATACGGCGGTACGTACCGCCGTACCGGCGCAGGATACCAGTGTCCGCCCCCCGTTCACCCCGGGCGTGGTCGACTGGGACCACCTGGTGGTGCTCGACTTCGAGACCTACTATGACGCCGACTACACGCTGACCAAGCTGTCGACCTCGGAGTACGTGCGCGACCCGCGCTTTTGCGCCCACATGGCCGGGCTCAAGGTCGGCGCGGCGCCGACCGTGGTGGTGCCGGGCGCCGCGCTGGCCGCCACCCTGGCCGCGCTCGACTGGCGGGTCCACGACCTGCTGTGCCACAACACGGCGTTCGACGGCTTCATCCTGGCCGACCGCTATGGCATTCGTCCGCGCCGCTACTACGACACCCTGTCGATGGCGCGCGGCCTGCACAGCAGCGACATCGGCGCCGGCCTGGACGAGGTGGCGCGCCATTACGGCGTCGGCAACAAGGTGCCCAACGTGCTCGAGCAGACCAGGGGCGTGCGCGAGCTGCCGCCGGCGCTGTACGCCGCCACCGCCGCCTACTGCGCGGTCGACGTCGACCTGACCCTGGCCGTGTTCAGGCGCATGCACGCCCAGTTCCCCGCCGTCGAGCTCGACCTGGTCGACGCCACCGTCCGCATGTTCTGCGACCCGGTGCTGCGGGTCGACCTGCCCCGTGTCACCGCCGAACTGGCGCGCGAGCTGGGCGAGCGCGCAGCGCTGCTGCGCTCGATCGACACGGCCGGCTTCGACGACAAGAAACTGACCAAGGCCGAACGCGCCCTGCCCGCCCATGAAAAACAGCTCCTCATCGCCAAGAAGATTGTCGGCAGCAACGACGCGTTCAGCGACCTGGTACGTGCGTGTGGCGCTACGCCACCTGTCAAGATCAGCCCGGCCTGGCTTAAAAGGCCAGCGGCAGCGCGTCGTGACGAGGATAAATGGGCGTACGCGTTCGCCAAGGACGACCTCGACTTCACCGAACTGCCGCACCGCCCTGAAGCGTGGTCAGCCGATCTCGATCTTGGTCGTGCTGCTGATGTCGAAAAACTGGCGGCGCGCGCAGCGCGTCTACAGCAGCTGGTCGAGGTCCGGCTCGCGGTCAAGAGCACGACCACGGTCACGCGCGCGCAGCGCTTCCTGACCGCCGGCGCCGGTGGCGCCGCGCTGCCGGCCGGCTACGCCTACTACCGCGCCCACACCGGGCGCTGGGGCGGCACCAACAAGATGAACCTGCAGAACCTGACCCGCGGCGGCGCGCTGCGGCTGTCGATCCTGGCCCCGCCCGGGCACCTGCTGGTGGTGGGCGACTCGGGCCAGATCGAGTGCCGCGTCAACGCCTGGCTGTGGGGGCAAAGCGACCTCTTGGCCGCGTTCCGCGCCGCCGACGCCGGGCTCGGGCGCGACGCCTACTGCAACTTCGGCGACACCATCTACGGCCGCACCATCACCAGGGACGACAAGGTCGAGCGCTTCGTGGCCAAGGTCGGCGTGCTCGGGCTCGGTTTCCAGATGGGGCCGCCAAAGTTCCAGATGACGCTGGCCAAGGGCGCGCTGGGCGGCCCGCCCGTGTACTTCGACCTCGAGCGCTGCAAGGGCATCGTCAACGCCTACCGCCGCAAGAACGCCCAGATCGCCCACGGCTGGGAGCGCTGCAGCCGGATCATCGAGGACATGGCGGCCGGGCGCAGCGGGCGCTGGTCCTGCATCCGCTGGGAAGCCGGCAAGATCTGGCTGCCCAACGGCATGGCGCTGCACTACCCGGGCCTGGCCCAGCACATCGGCGAGCAGGGCTGGCCCGAATGGAGCTACGCCGGGCGCAACGGGATGCGCAAGAAGATCTATGGCGGCTTGCTGTGCGAGAATATCGTGCAGGCGCTGGCGCGCATCATCGTCGCCGAGCAGCTGCTGCTGGTCACCCAGGGGCGCAACGGCCCGGCGCGGCGGCTGGTGATGATCACCCACGACGAGGGCGTCTTGTGCGTGAAGAAGGCGTCCGGCGCCGCCGCGCTCAAACAATTGCTGGGCGCGCTGAGGACGCCGCTGGCCTGGTGCCCGGACCTGCCGCTCAATGCCGAAGGGGGATTCGCGGCGAACTACTCGAAATAGGGAGGATCGCATGACGATCAATGAACTGTGGGTCCTGCTGGACCAGTACACCGAAGGCCTGCCCGAGGCCGAACAGGTGGTGCTGGCCCGCTTCTGGAACTGGCTCAAGGCCCAGCCGGCGCCCGCCCCGGCGCCGCTGTGGTACGTGCGCGACGCCGACGGCGACCACGACCTGCTGCTGCGCGGCGAGCGGGCCGGGGCCCTGGCCGAATGGCGCCGCCATTACCAGCTCGATGACGACGAGCTGCCCACCTACATCGCGCCGGTGCCGCCCAGCACCATGGGCGGGCTCGACTGGGGCGCGATGATCGACGACCCGCGCGCGCTGCATTTCAAGCCGCTCGCATAGCCGCGCCTGCCCCGCCCCGCCGCCGGTACGCATCCCCGTACCGGCTTTTTTACGCCCCTATCAAGGAGAATCGCCATGCCGTTTTCGTTGTCACCCGGACGAGCGCCATCATGGAAATGCTCATCTTCGTAGTGTTCGTCGGCCTCGAGTACCTGGCCAAGCAGCTGCCGCACTGGGTCGACGCCCACCCGCGGGTGCTGGTCTGGATCGAACGCCTCGGCCAGCACCACTGGGCGGTCTGGGTGCTGCACCCGGCCGTGCTGCACGGCGCCCACGAATACCTGGTCCACTTCATCGTCTACAGCGGCTATGTGTTCGGCGGCCACTGAAAGGATGCAATCATGCTGCTGCTCGAGATTGTCTGCGCGTGGATCATCGTCGAGGCACTGTGCTGCCTCGACGACAGCGCGCGCTGAACCGCGCCGGTACAGCGGTATGTACCGGCTCATCGATCCCTCCATCCAAGGAGCCACCATGCTACACATCAACAACCCCGACCACTTCCAGGATGTCGTCGGCTTCGCCCGCGACCACGGCGTGCTCGGCCTGCTGGCCGACAAGCTGGCCTACCTGTCCAACTATGGCAACGAGCCGGAGCGCCCCGGCTACGACGGCCTAGCCGACGCCGACAAGCTGGGCTGGGCGCTGGTCCACCGCAACCCGGCCAGCGCCGTGTGCGAGCTCTACAAGGATTACGCGGCGCACAGTTTCCAGTTCCTGATGAAGCGTGCCGACGGCGCCAACTGGTTCAACGGCGGCCTGATCTACTCGGGCCCGGGCCAGCCGCTGGACGGCTCGGCGCCCGCGTTCACGGTCAGCCTGGAGCCGACCGGCGTCGAACACCAATGGAGCATCCACACATGAGCAAGAAACCCGCACCCCCGCTCCAGCTGTACCGCGTCACGCTGGACTGGGCCACCGACGACGACGAGCAGGGCGATTACTGCATCCTGGTCTGGGCCACCGACGACGCCGACGCGATCCGCGCGGTGGCCGTGGAAATGGCCGACAGCGGCGAGATCGTGTTCGACAGCAAGGCCGAGCGCGCCGCCTTCATCGCCGAGCGGATCGACGACGCCGGCGTCTACGCCGCCGAACGGGTGGCCGATGGCCTGGCGTCGACCATCCACGATCTGCTGGCCGGCCCGCTGCGCCAGATGAGCGCGGCCGCGCAAGCCGACTACGACACCATCCTGCGCCTGCTGGCGCGGTACGGGGTGACGCCATGAGCGCCGACCGCTACGTGGCCAGCGACATCAGCCCGCACGCCGCCGGCGACAGCAGGGTCTGCCACCTGTGCCTGGCCGGGCTGCCGCTGGCGCAGATGACCGAAATCCATCCGGTACCGGGCCTGACCTTGTACCGCTGCCCGGACTGCTGCGCGCGCCTGGCCGCCGTGTTCGCCCACGCGCGCGAGCGCTGGTGCTGGGACGACGAAGCCTGCCTGGGCGAGCTGGTCGAACGCTACTGGCGCCCCGGCGACACTCCGGCCAGCTTCGTCGACGGCTTCGCGCGCGACTACGAGCTGGACGATCCCCGGCAGCCGTGGTGGTAAGCCGGTATGTACCGCAGTACCCAACCCAAGGAGGAATCATGAGCGACACGATCTACGACTGCCCCAACTGCACCTGGCGCGGCACCGAGCTGGACGGCGTCGACGACCTCTTCGACCGCGTCAACCCCGGCGAACTGATGCCGGCCGGCGAATGCCCCGAGTGCGGCGCGCTGGTCGAGCTGCCCGACGCCGACATCCCCGTCTACGTGCTGAATGACGTGGCGCGCATCATGCGCACGCGCGGCTGGGCGGTGCAGGCGTCGGGCACGGTGGACGTTCCCGCCGCCGGCGACGTGATGGCGGCCACCCGCCGTTTCCTCGGCCGGCCATGAAAAGCGCCTATCAATACCCGCCCGGCACCCAACGCTGGCGCCGCTACACCGACCCCGGCGACGTGCGCGGCTACCGGGCGCCGGCGGGCTGGGACGCCGAGGCGATGGTCATCGACGAGCACCCGCTGACCGGCAACCCGCTGGCCCAGCCCCAATGGTGGATCCGCGAAACGCGCGATTCATCCTGAGCCCCCGCGCGCACGCCGAAACTGCTTGACCGGCATCGCGCGCGGGATTACGATCCATCGTCCGATCTAAAATAGATCGTACAAGATAGGAGGATCGGTCATGCCCGACGATCTACCACCGCGCCCGCCATCGCTGGGGCGCCTGATTGACCAGATGTGGGCGCTGCGCGAAGCCAAGCGCGCCAAGGCCGCCGAGATCGGCGCGCTCGAGGCGCAGCTCGACGCCCTCGAGGCCCAGCTGCTGGCGCGCTTCGACGCCGACGACATCGACAGCGGGCGCGGCAAGAAGGCGACCGCCGCGATCGGCCAGAGCGTGTGCTTCACGATCACCGACTTCGAGCTGTTCGCCAAGTTCGTACGGCGGCATAACTATTTTCACCTGTTCCAGCGCCGCGTGGCCGACCTCGCCGTGCACGAGCTGTACCAGGGTAACCGGGTGGTGCCGGGACTGACACCATTCACGCGGCGCCGGATCAACCTGCGCAGCCTGCAGTAATTTTTCAAGGAGAGCATCATGGCAACCAAGAAATCCACCGCCGCGCGCGGCGCCGACATCGCCACCACCAGCGGCGGCGGCAGCGCGCTGGTCGACCTGCGCGCCCAGATGAAGGCCGAAGTGCAGCAGCTGGCCAACCGCGTGGGCGCGCCCGGCGGCGACGTCATCAAGATCACCCAGGACAAGTTCTTCCAGTTCCCGGACGGCACCAAGCACGCCGGCCCGATCAACCTGGTGATCGTCGACTTCATCGCCGGCAACAGCTTCTACGACAGCGTGTACGACCCCAACAACGTGACGCCGCCGGCCTGCTTCGCGCTCGGCCTCAACCCGAGCGAGCTGGTGCCGTCGAAGAACAGTCCGCTGCAGCAGGCCGCCACCTGCGCCGTGTGCCCGATGAACCAGTTCGGCTCGGACGGCAACGGCAAGGCCTGCAAGAACACCCGGATCCTGGCCGTGCTGCCGCCGGGCGCCACCGCCGACACCCCGCTGTGGCTGATGAAGACCAGCCCGACCGCGGTGAAGGCGTTCGACGCCTACGTCAAGTCGGTCGCCACCACGTTCGAGGTGGCGCCGGTCGGGGTGGTCACCGAGCTGTCGTTCGACCCGGCCAGCACCTACCCGTCGCTGCGCTTCGGCAACCCGGCGCCCAACGAGGACCTGGCGCTGTGCTTCGGCCGGCGCAAGGAAGCGATGGAGCGGCTGCTGACCGAACCGGACGTGTCCGGCTACGAGGCGCCGGCCAAGAAGGCGGCGCCGCCGCGGCGCCGGGCTTGACATAAATACCACAGCGGGAGGGCCGGCGCCCGCTGTTCAAGAAAAAATCGTGGAATGCTAGCAAAATCCATGAAAAACGGCGCACAATTGATTCCAAGGTGAAAAGATGGCTGTCAGAAAATGGCACATGCAGCAAGCCCTCGGCGCGTTTACCCAACTGACCGCAGTGCTGCCCGACCTGACGCTCGACGAGATCGTCGCCGTCCTGGAACTGGAATCGCAGTCGACCCGGCGCAAGTCGACCATCGACCGCCTGATCGCGCGCGCGGTCCGGCTCAACGAACTGGCCTACGGCGCCGAGCTGGACGCCAGGTACCGCCACCCCGGCGCGCGCGCCGGCCAGGCATAAAGCAGCAGCACCCACCCATCCACACTAAAGGAGTACCATGGCACGCATCCCCTCCAAGATTTTGTCCACTGCCGAACTGGCCGACGTCACCCGCGCCGCGAGCGCCGCGCTGAAGGACGCCAAGGGCGTCCACAAGGCCGCCAGCGGCGCCGTCAACGCGGCCGCCAAGGCCCACGCGGCGGCGGCCAAGGCGCTGGCGCGCGCGCACGCCGACGAGCTCAAAGGCTTGAACAAGACCCTGGCGGCGGCCGCCAAGACCCTGGCGGCGGCCGAGAAGGCGATGCCGGCCAAGGCGGCCTGATGCGCGGCGCGGCCCTGCCGGGCGCAGACCCGGCGGCCGCGCCTTCCTCCCTCCTGAAAGAGAAGGCAGCCATGCACCTGACCCCGCATCTGACCCATACCATGCTCGACACCGAAACCCTGGGCACGCGCGCCGACAGCGTGATCCTGTCGATCGGCGCGGTGCGCTTCGACCCGTACGGCGCGGCGCTCGACCCGCAGCCGTTCTACCTGTCGGTCTCGATCGACTCCAACCACGAGGCCGGCCAGCGCCACCTGGACGAGGACACCCTGCTCTGGTGGCTCAACCAGAGCGACCAGGCCCAGCGCGTGTTCCATGAACCGAAGACCACCCTGCGCTGCGCGCTCGAAGCGCTGGCCGACTACCTGGCGCCGCGCGGCCTTGATGCCACCCAGGTGTGGAGCTTCGGCGCCGACTTCGACCTGCCGCTGTTGGCGCACGCCTACCGCAGCTTCGGCTACGAGGTGCCGTGGCAGTACCGCAACACCAACTGCCTGCGCACCATCACCAAGCTGCCGGCGCTGCGCGACCTGGCGCTGGCCGGGTCCAACCCCGACCTGCACCACGCCGCCTCCGACGCCGTGCACCAGGCGCGCCGCCTGCAGCGCTGCCTGCGCGCGCTGAGCGGCGCCGACCGGGTCGGCTGCCAGGTCGCGGAGGCCGCATGAACCCGGCGCTGACGCTGACCCTGGCCGACTACCTGGCGCGCCCCGGCGTCAAGCAGCAGCAGCTGGCCGCCGCCAGCGGCCTGCCGCCCTCGCTGATCAGCCGGCTGGCCAACGGCAAGGCGCCCTGCAGCGTGCTGTCCGCGCTCAAGCTGGACGCGGCCAGCGGCGGCCTGCTGGCGGCCGAGGCGCTATGCGACCCGGCGCTGGCGCCGCTGATCGCGCGCCTGCGCGCGGCGCCGTGAGCAAGCCCGAGACCAGCTTTTACCAGGCGCTGCACCGCCACCTGCCGCGCGGGCTGTATCATGAAAAGATGCACAACCCGTACCACGGCGGCACCTGGGATGTCTGGTACTCGGGCGCGCGCGACCTGTGGGTCGAGTACAAGCACGTGCTGCTGCCGGTCCGGCCCGCCACCCTGGTGCCAATCGCGCTGTCGGCGCTGCAGCTGGAGTGGGGCCGGGCCCGCTACGCCGAGGGGCGCAACCTGGCGGTGATCGTCGGCTGCCGCGAGGGCGGGGTGCTGCTGCGCGACCTGGCGTGGGAGCAGGCGCTGACCTGCGCCGCGTTCCGCGCGCGCCTGCTGACGCGCCCGGCGCTGGCGGCGGCGCTGGTGGCCGCCACCAGCTGAGCACCCCGATCCCTTCCCAAAGCCGGCCGCGTGCCGGCTTTCTTTCTTTGGAGCCCATCATGATCCTGCTCACCCTGGCCGACCTGCTGGCGCGGCTGGCCGCCGCCATCATCACCGGTTTGCTGGTTTTGCATGAAATCGTGCAAGCCTTTCGTCCGATCTATTATAGAATCACGCATCTTCAATAGAAACGAAAGTTCACCATGAGCAAGATGGAGTCCGGCCTGTACCAGCTGCTGAGCGAGCTGCTGAAGGCGGCCGACCACCCGCTGACCTGCGTCGAGCTGTACGAGCGGGCCGACGTCCGCGCGCTGGCGCACTCGGCCAACCGGGTGTCGGACTACCTGGGGGGGCTGTGGCGCAAAGGCCACGCCACCCGGGTCGCGGCGGCCAAGAACGCGCGCGACAGTTCGCGCTGGGCCTACGTCTGGCGCGAACCGGGCCCGGCGCCGGTGCACGGGGCCGGCGCCACGCCGCAGGTGTATGGCGCGCGCACCACCCTGGTCGACAAGCCCAACATCCTGATCACGTCCGAACACGACGTGATCACCATCGAGCTGCCCGGGTTCGCCATCACGGTCAGGCAGCGCCCGGGGTAAAAATTGCGTTTGCGCACGCGCAATCGGCTACAATACCCCCCATTGCAAGGAGCACCCCATGACCCCCGACACCTCCCACCTGACCGGCCCCCTGACCGAGGCCGAGCAAGCCCTGCGCGACCGCATCGTCACCCAGCTCAAGGACGAGCGCGTCGCGTTCGGGCGCGCCGCCTACCTGTTCGGCACCATCGCGGGCGGGCTGGTGCAGCACGCGGTCAACCAGGGCAACCCGACCGAGGAAGTGGTCGGCACCTACTTCCAGCTGTTCGCCACCGGCATGGGGGTGCAGACGGTCGAAGTCGTGCAAGCCACCGACACCGCCGCGCCGCCGGCCGCGCCCGGCGTGCGCCACTGACCCCCACCCCCAAGGAGAACACGCATGACCCAAGTAGCCAGCAACGACATGATGAGCCTGCACGTGGTCCCGGTAAAGGATCGCTACGCGCGCGAAGGCGGCGTGGTCGCCCATGCGGCGTTCCAGCCCGACCCGCGCGCCGGCTTTGCCATGCAGATCATCGAGCGCTTCGCGCTGATCGCCGCCACCCCGGATGGCGAGGATTCGGCCGGACGCCAGGCGATGCGCCTGCGCGAACCGGCTGAAATCGCCAGCTTCGCCAGCCGCGTGGCCGACGCCGCGTTCAAGGAATTCCAGGAGCGCGGCTGGCTGCTGGCGATGCCGGCCTACGAGGCGCTGGCCGGCGACCAGCCTTGAGCAGGCGATGAAGCAGCGCAGGCCATGGTCGGCGGACGACGACTTGGCGCTGGCCGCGCTGGTCCCGGCGCTGGCGTGGGGCGCGGTGGCGGCGGCCCTGGAGCGCAGTGCGGACGCGGTGCGCGCCCGCGCCCGCGCACTCGGCCTGGCCAAGCCGAAGGGGCCGCCGCACAACACGCTGCCGCCCGGCAGCGTGCGGGTGTACGGCACCAAGGGCTACCAGTACCTGAAGGTGGCCGAAGGCGGCTGGCCGCAAGCGTGGCGCCTGCTGCACCACACGGTGTGGGAGGCGGCGCACGGCCCGCTGCCCGACGACCACATACTGACCTTCCGCGACGGCAACCCGGCGCACACCGGCCTGGCCAACCTGGAGCTGGTGGCCAAGGCCGACTGGATCATGCGCTACCACCCGGAGAGCACCTTGCCGCCCGAACTGGCCAGCCTGATCCGGCTCAAAGCCGTGCTCACGCGTGAAATCAACCAACGACACAAAGAGGAACCATGAACACCATCCAGGACTTGCGCGAGGCGATCTTCCAGACCATCGAAGGCGTGCGCAACAAGACCGTGCCGGTCGAAAACGCCACCGTGATCGGCAACCTCGGCCAGGTCATCATCAACAGCGCCAAGGTCGAAGTCGAACTGGTCAAGGCGACCCAGGGCAAGGTCAAGGGGACCGGCTTCATGGGCGAGGTGCTCGACGCCGCGCCGGTCCCGGGGAAGCCGGCGCTCCCAAGCGGGATCACCGGCGTCACCACCCACCGCATCGGCGACCAGGAGCCGGAAGCGGCATGAGCGCCCAAGACCAACACGACCAGACGCTGTTGTCCGAGCTGGCCCTCCACCTTGGCATGATCGGCGGCGCATTGAGCCGCCCCGGTGTCAGGGAAGGCTTGATCGCCATGCTGGCCGAATCGCCGGCAGGGAATTTTTCCTATGTCGCGACGTTGACCGCCTACCGGCACCTCGGGCAGGTGCTGGAAGCCGTCAAGGTAAAAAGGAGCTGACCCATGATCAACCTGATCAAGCCGATCCGCGACGCCGACGCCTATATGCTGGCGATGGCGGCCGTGCAGGAACTGATCAAACTCGACCCGGCGCTCGGCACCCCCGAGGCCGACCAGCTGCACCTGCTGGCCCTGATCATCGAGGAGTATGAAAAGTGCCAGTACGGCCCGCTCCCCGACGTCTGGCGCGACGAAATCGAGGCGCGCTGCGCCGCGGCCGGGGTGCCGTTCGATCCGCTCGACCCCGCGCTGACCGTGGGCGGCCTGATCGCACACCACGTGCGTTCCGTGCTCGACCGCGAAGAATAGCGGCGAGCCGGACTAGCCCGGCGGCACGTGCTGCTCGATCCACTCCTCGATCAGTTCGCCGATCGAGGTGTAGTTGGCCACCGCGTACAGCTTGACCCGCAGGTGCAGCGCGCGGTCGATGTTGACCGTCAGGCGCGAGTCCGCCGCTGGCGGGCGCCGTCCACCGCCGCTGGCGGCCTCGGTCGGCGCGGCGCGGATGAAGTCGGCGGCGGCGGCGAACTTGTTCGGCTTGGTGCTCATGGAAATTGCCTCTCGAAGAAGGAGCTGCGCAGATAGCGCTTGGTGGCGTGGTCGAGCCACATGTTGCCCGGTGCCTGTTCCAGGTACAGCGCCAGGTCGCGCGAGGCCTGGGCCGGCCCGATGCCGCAGAAGTCCATGACCTCGGCGCGCGCCACCGAGCCGTAGTAGTCGAGCAGGAAATCGATCAGGCGCAGCCGCGCCTGTAACGCGCCGTTCATGCGCCCTCCGGCAGCGCCATCGCTAGCTCGTTGAACAGCGCGCGCATTTCCAGTTCCGCCGCCTTGTCGCGCGCCCCGAGCTCGACCACGCCGAGACCGGCCAGCTTGGCGCTGTCATAGGTCGCGCGGCGGCGCAGCACGGTGTCCAGCATCGCGTAGTTCGGCGCCAGCTGGCGCGCCTGCTCGCGCGTGTCGCGCGTGCCCGATTCAAACGAATGGGTCGAGGCGTTGTTGATCACGATGAAGGCCCGCAGCGCCGGGTTGAACTGGCGCGCGAAGTCGAGCAGCTTGCTGTCGGTGGCCATCGCCGCGATGTCGAACAGCGCCGGCGCCACCGGCATCAAGACCACGTCGGCCACCAGCAGCGCCGCGCGCAGCTCGGCCGAATCGTGGCCGCCGGCGTCGAGCACGATGTCGTCGTACTTGCGCAGCGCGCGCCGCACTTCGTGGCCCAGGCTGGCCGCGCCGAACGCCACGCACGACAGCGGCGGCGCCGCCGGCCGCGCCGCGCGCAGGCTGGCCCACAGGGACGAGCTGGGCTGGGCCTGGTCGGTGTCGACCAGCAGCACGTCGCGCCCGCGCAGGGACGCCAGCAGCGCGGCCAGGTTGACCGCCACGGTCGACTTGCCGGCGCCCCCTTTCGACGACCCCACCAGGTAGATCACGCCAGGCTCCAGGTGCCGACGATGTGGCCGTTGATGTCGCGCAGGTTGTAGGCGGTGCGCCGCTGCGGCACGTTGGCAGCGTCCACCGCGACCGCGGCCAGGCGCAGGATCCGCGCGATCTCGGCCGTCGCATCCTCGAAGGTGGGGCCGAACGCCGCGTTGTCACAGGTCAGTTCGAGTGAGAAGTTCATGTCGTTGGTAGTCAGGTATGTATCGGGGTACCGGATGCGGTATGCTGCTGCATACCATCACACGGAGGCGCCATGATACAGGACTGGAACGCGGAGCAGGCAAAAAAAGCACGGGGCCAGGGCTGGCTGCTGGCCGAGGTGTGGGACGGCCGGCTGCTGCTCGAGGTCCTGCGCGACGACGCTTCCAACATCTTCACCACCGACGCCGCCGCGCGCGCATTCGTGCTGGCACGGGCCCAGGCCGCCGCCCGCGACGAGCTGTGCGCGCAGGCGCTGCGGCTGGTGTTCGCCAGCCGGCTGGCTGCGGCGCGCGCCTGAGCGCAGCGCCGTGCTACCCTGCGCCGTTTCAAGGAGCCCCGCCATGAGCACCCCCACCGACCCCGCCACCGCCGCCCTGATCGCCCTGATCGTCGAGCGCGGCGAGGGCCTCTACCACGACGTCGCGCCCAAGGGCGACGCCGGCATCTGCGGCATCGCCCGCTTCCTGTTCACCCACGCGATCCTGGCCGACATGGAGCCGCTCGGCTACGCGCGGCGCTGGTGCTACCACGACTACGCGGCCGCCAAGGCGGCGCTCGACGCGTGGGACGGCGCCGCCGGCACCGAGCCGCAGGGCTGGCACAAGGACCCGATGACCGGGCGCCGGCGCGCGCCGGACGGCAGCGAGACGGTCGACCCCTGACCCAAAAAGTGATGGGCGCGCGCCCATAGGATGAGGGCGAGCATGAAGTGATGGGCTGCGCCCATAGGGAGAAGGTGTCCGTGGAACCTCGGCGCCGCGGGGCGGCCGGTCTGGAGGACCGCCGCGCAGGCCGGGGATGGCCCTGGACGGGCCACGCCGCTAAAGCGAGAAACCGGCGCGCTGGCGCGTCCCCGCAGGTCTGCACGCGTTGCCGTTGCCTGCAGGCCGAGGGCCTTGTGCCAAAAAGCGACAGCTGGTAAATAAAAAAAAAAACGCCGCTTGCCGGTTTGCGCAGCAAATCGGTGAGCCGACAAGCGCAAGCGCGTCAGGCCGCGAGCCACGGAAACAGCCCTGAGATATAGCATAGTTAACGTGTATAGAAGAGATGTCAGGAGCCCAGTAAGTATAAGGGCGTATGCCCGATTTCTTCCCTGGATTGGGGGGTTTCCTTCCCCAATCCAGGGGGTCGGGATTCCCGACAACACCCATTATTCCAGGGCTAGGTCGCCCCCTGGAAACAGGGGGCATTTGACGTGGATTTTCACAATTCTGTTAAAAAACACCCCCTGGCTGCAGGGGGTCACCCCCCTAGCGTTGGGGGATTACTCGGTGATAATATTGACAGCCGTCACCACACCTGCGAGGAACCCCGATGAGCAAGGCCGTCCGCAAGAGCAGCGTCACCGATATCGCCACCGGCAAACCGCTCGACATCGGCGACCCGGCCTTAAAGCCGATGGCCAGGGAGCCCGAGTACATCAAGCTGTACGTGCAGGACGTCGCGCGCTTTTTCAACATCCAGGCCGGGCACCAGGAAATCCTGCTGTACATCGCGGCCAGCGTCGACTACGAGGGGATCGTCAGCCTGACCTCGGGCCGCAAGCAGCGCATCGCGGCCACCGTCGGCCAGCAGCCCAAGAGCGTCGAGAACGCGATCGGCGCCTGCGTCAAGGCCGGGCTGCTGAAGAAGCTGGGGCGCGGCGACTACGAGCTCGACCCGTTCCTGTTCGCCAAGGGCGAGTGGAAGCAGATCCGCGAACGGCGCGCGGTGTTCCGCATGGTCACCCAATACTCGGCCGACGGCGGGCGCCAGGTCGAACTGCAGGTGCTCGAGGGCGGCGCCGACCAGAAATCGCGCGAGCTGCTCGAGGTGGCCGGCCAGGAACGGATGTTCAAATGAGCCCCCGCGACCTGCTCGACGACGACGGCGAGAACCGCGCACTGCGCGCATTCCTGCTGTACTACCAGAACGGCGGCGACAAGTCGGTCGGCGCCATGCGCGCCTACATGCAGCTGAGCGGCTGGCACGGCTGCTGGCCAGACTGGGTCGCGCGCGACCCCGATAGCGCCCACCTGACCAAGGCCGGCGCCCAGCAGTGGATCCGGCACCTGATCGACATCGAATCGCAGCCGCGCAGCGCGGAGCCCACCCCATGAGCCTGCCCCCGATCACCCACTGGACCTGCAGCGGCAAGGGCGGCGCCTACGAGCTGCTCGGCTCGGCGCTGGGCGCCGGCACCTCACGGGACGCCGAGGCGCTGCTGGTGTACCGCGACATCCACAGCGGCGTGCTGTACTACCGCACCGTGGCCGACTTCATCGCGCGCATGGCGCCGTTGCCAACCCCTGTGAGAGCGTCCCCGTGACCCCCGACCTATCCACCCTGCGCCCGGCGCTGCTACAGCGCCTGCAATTCATCGAGTGCCTGCTGGCCAACTACGGCCACATCAACCGGGCCACGATCATGGATTACTTCGCGCTGTCGATGCCGCAGGCGTCGCTCGACATCCGCACCTACCTGGCGCTGGCGCCGGGCAACATGGTGTATGACCTGACCGCCAAGGCCTACCGCCGCAGCGACGGTTTCCAGCGCCTGTGGCCGGTCGAGGCGGAGCCATCCTGATGAAGAAGAATACACTCGGCCCGACGATCAGGGCGCTGCGCAAAATGAAGGGCATGACACAGGGCGCGCTGGCCGAGTCGGTGGGCTTGACGCGCACCAGCATCACCAATATCGAGAAGCAGAACCAATCCCTGACAGACGTGCTGGCGACGGAGATAGCGGAAATCCTGGGCTATCGGATCGTGGTGAAGTTCGAGAAGTTCGACGCGGAGCCGTCCTGATGTCGCGCCGCCAACTGCTGTGCCTGCAGTGGGCGCTCGGGCTGGCCAATGGCGTGGATTTCTGGCGCTGGGCCAGCGATGGCGATTATGGCTGGGCAGCAGCGGCGCTGATCGTCATGCTGGTGGTGGCGAGCTGGCGCATCCCGCCGGCCCGGCCCGGGGCGTGATGCCCCTTTTTTGCCGGGCCGGGCCGGATGAATACGCGTCAGTCGTCGATCTGCATCGGCTCGGTCGGGCTGTACTCGGTCGAGTCGCCGTCATGGCCCAGGCTGTGGCTGCGGGTGGTGCCGGGCAGGTAGCCGCTCCACAGCGCGTTGGCCGGCATCGCGTCGATCGTGGTCGCCGCCAGACTGCGCTGGCCGCCGACGGTGGCCACGACCTGGGCCAGCTGCGCCACCGTCGGCCCGCCCAGCGCGCCGATCCCGGTGTGGCCGTGGCGCACTTCCTTGACCGCGTCCAGCGCGAACTGGCCGACCCCGAACAGGCCGGCGCGCTGGATTGCGTTGGCCAGATAGTCGCCCAGGTCCCAGCCCTGCTTCCAGTCCGGCTGCGAACCGCCGCCCTGGATCGCGCCGCGCGCCAGGTCGGCCGCCAGCATCACCGGGATGTAGCCGGCCAGCGCCGCCGCCGGCTGGTAGTTGCCGTGGCGCGCCTCGTGCAGCACGCGTTTCAGGATCGTGTCCTGGAACGCGAACGAGAACTGCTTCATGTGCGCGACCAGCGCGTACATCGGGTCGTTCATCCAGATCGCCTTGTTGCTCTGGTCGGGGCGCAGGATCGCGCCGTCGACCCAGCGGTTGACGGCCTGGCGCATCTTCAGGTGCGCGGCCAGCGCGGCCGCCTCGGTGTAGCCGGCCGCGCTGAAGTCCTCGGGGCGCACCGCGACCCGGGCGTCGCGCCCGCTGCCAACGACCTTGATGTCGGCCGGCTTCAGGCCCAGCTCGCCCAGGTAGCGCAACGAGTGCTCGCTGGCGTCGCCGTCGCGGTGGCGCAGCAGGAAGCGCAGCGCGGCCTCGGTGGCGCCGACCCGCTGCGACGTGTTCATCTGGTCCATCAGGTTCCACTTGAACACCGCCTCGTTCAGCGCGCGGGTGCGGTTGCCGGCCGCGCCCAGGCCGTACGAGGCGCCCATCACGTGCTGCAGCACGGCCGAGTCGATGACGCCCAGGTCCTCGGCGAAGCGGTAGCCGGCGTCGCTCTTCGGGTTGTTCTGGAAGCCGCGCGGGATTTCCAGGATGCCGCGCTTGAAATTGTTGAACACGTCGCCCAGGGTGCCGCCGCGCACCTTGACCCCGACCGGGTCGATCAGGGTCGAGAAGAACCCCAGCGGCAGCAGGCGCAGGTTCTGGTACACCATCACCTGGGCGAACAGGCGGCGCGTGGCCGGCCTGACGTCGCGCCCCAGCTGGCCGGTGACGCCCTCCAGGTAGCGGTCCAGCTGCTTGATCTGGTCGGGGGTCGCGCCCTGCTCGACCGCGTTGCGCTTGAGCATGGCCAGCGGCCGCTCGCGCTCGAGCTCGAACTGGCGCTGCGCGTACGGGGTCAAGGTCTCGAAGTGGCGCCGCTCGGCCGCGCTCATCGCCTCGAACCGGCGCGACCACTCGGCGCGCCGGGTGCCCTGGGCGATGTACGAGGTCAGGATCCGCAGCGCGTCCTTCTCGACAAACGGCGCCGCGTCGGCGGCCGTGATGAAGTGCAGTTCGCGCGTCTTGGCGTGCTGGTCGCCGGGGCCGGCCACCGTGCCCGGCTCGATCTCGGTGCCCTCGTCGCGCATCAGGCGCGTCATCAGGGCGTCGGCCGAGCCGATGAAGTCGCCGCTGTCGATGTACTTCTGGATCATCGCGCGGAACGCGTCCTGGTGGCCGGCGATCGCGCCCGGGTCCCACACCCGCGGCGCGTAGCTGCTGCCGTTGATGCCGTTCAGGCCGCGCGCGCCGATGCGCACCCCGGCCTCGCGCATGTAGGCGTGGACGTCGCCCATGGTGCGCCGCATCGCGCTCATCAGGCGCGCCTGGTGGGCGTCGACCGGCGTCAGGTCCTGCGCGATCGCGGCCATCGCCGCGTTGGCCTGCTCGGCGGTGAAGTCGCCCATCGCCTTGACCAGCTGCTGGCCGAAGGCGCGGCGCGCGATGCCGGCCGCCGGCAGGTAGCCGGGGTCGACCCCTTCCTTGGTGTCGTGCAGGCGCACCAGGTCGGCGATCTTGGTCAGCGCCGGGATCCCCATGTCGCGGATCCGCGCCGAGCCGATCCCGGCGGCCGCGGTGGCGACGTCGAGCAGCGGCTTGAAATTCGCGTGCAGCCGGTCCAGCGTCTTGTTGCGCCCGACTTCCATCATCGCCTTGTGCGCCGCTGCCGCCGCGCCGGGGCGCACCGGGCCGCCGCCGAACTCGCGCGCGTACTGGCCGGAGCCGAAGTAGTCCATGATGTGCAGCGCGCGCGCGTCGTTGCTCCACACCCCCAGCACCCGGTTGACCAGCTCGCCGATGCGGTCGAGGATGGTCTTGGCGCGCGTGCCCAGCTGCAGCTCGCCGTTGCGGTGGAACTGGTACATGTAGGCGACCCGCTCCTCGCTGGCGCCCTCGACCTGCTTCAAGGCGTCGGGCTGGTCGCGGAACTTGTTGCGCAGGAAGTTGCGCACGTAGGCCGAGTCGGCCGCGCGGGTCAGCGCCGCCATCACCGCCGGCTCGCCGTGCTGGCGCAGGTGGTCGGCGAACCAGTGCAGCGACTCGTGGTAGGCGGTCGACAGCGGGTTGAGCGCATGCACCGAGACGTTGATCACCGGCCGGTAGTCGACCCCGGCGGCGTCCTTGCCGCCCTTCAGGTAGGAGCCGGCGTACAGCAGCTGGGCGGCGGCGTTGACGTCGACCGCGCCGCCGGTGACCCGGTTGACGTAGTCGTGCACCGCCTGCTGGGCGGCGGCGCTTGATGCGGCCGTGCCCTGGCGCTCGCGCGAGAGCTCGGTGTAGTTGGTGCGGATCCTGCTGTCGTCGTAGATGACGAAGTTCGGCCTATCCAAGTCGGCGCCGCCGTCGGACGCGTATTCGTGGCCGGGAATGCCGAGCGACTGCAGGTACTCGGACGCGTCGCGGTTCGAGCCGAGCAGCATGGCCAGGTCGCGGTACACCTCGGCACCGAAACGGTTGCGCAGCGCGTCGCCCGGCTTGCCATCGAACGAACGCAATTGCATGCCCTTCGGCAGCGGGTACTGGTCCGGGTCGTCGAGCATTTTGGCGCCCCGCGCGAGCGCCTGCTGCACATACGCGCTCTGCCTCGAGATCGGATAGTCCCAGCTCATCAGATGCTCCCTCGGGACGTCGACCGAGACGTGGTAGGTGGGCGACTTGTCGGCGTTCAGCCCGCTGATCTTGTAGCGGTCCTCGAACGCCTTCATCTCCGCCCGCAGCGCGGCGGCCTTGCGCTCGTTGGCCGGGGTCTTGTCTTCCCAGCGCAGCGCGGCCAGCTGCTCCTGCAGCCCCCGATAGTGCGGGTTATTGATCAAGCCGTCGCCCTTGATGGCGCGCGTGAACTGCTTCTTGTAGCCCTGATGCACCTCCTCCGCGGTGGACAGGTAGGTGCCGGCGCCGTACACGTCGTTGCCTTCGCCGTTGCCCTCGTGCGCGCGCCAGTTGAACGTGCCATCGTGGCGGATCGGCGAGTCGTGGGTGGCGGCGAAGCCGTCGCGCTCCAGCTCGTCATGCACGCGGGTCGACTCCAGGCTGTACATGGTGCCCTCGGGCTCGGGCTTGGCCGTGGCCGGCTTGGCCGCGGTCTTCCCCTCCAGCGCCGCCAGCCGGTCTTCGATCACGCCCAGCGCGCGCGCCACGTGCACGTTGTCGGGGTCGGCGCCGGCCAGCGCGCGCTGGGCCCGCTGCAGCGCTGCCACGTCGTCGCTGGTGCGCATGCCGTCGACGGTGCGCCTGGAGGTCACCCCGCCCTTGCCCACCTTGTCGGCGAACGCCTGCTGGGCCGGGGTCAGCATGCCGCCGGTTTCCTGCGCGCTCTTCAGCTGCAGCGCATAGCCGGTGTCTGGGTACTCGGCCATCAGCTCGCCGATGCGGGCGGTCATGGCGTCGATCACCCTGGCCTTGTGCTCGTTCGGGTTCTTGCTCCCCAGCAGGTCCAGCAGCGCCGTGTGCAGCTCGCGCGCATCCTCGCTCTTGGCCACCTTCTTCAGGATCGCCGCGTGCACCGGCCCGCCCTCGCTGGCGATATTGGCGAACGCGTGCTCGCCCGTGCTCGACCAGGACGGGCTGGTGCGGTACTTGCCGACCAGGTCCTTGACGGTGGCGCGCAGCGCGGCCTGGTCGCGCGGCTTGCCGTCGTCGCCGATCAGCTTGTCGAATTCCTTGCGGTGCGCCTTGCTCAGGATCCCGGCGTTGTCGATCAGCGCGCGCAGCGCCGCGCCCAGGTTCTTCGGCAGCGTGGCGGGCAGCGCGTTCAGCGCTGCCCAGCGCGCCTCGGGGAGGACCGGCGCCAGGTCGCGCGGCTCGGTCGGCTCGGTGTATTCGCCGGCCTTCTGGCGCACCTTGCTCGCCACCTCGCCCAGCGCGTCGGGGTTGTCCTCGGTGCCGTGCTCGGCTGCGGCGTGGTGCACGTTGCCCAGCGGGTCGGCTTCGGAGATGCCGAGCCCGCTGTCGTCGCCACCGACCGCCTTGCGCCAGGTGGTCTCGCGGCGTTTTTCAGCGGTCACTGGTTTGCCGCTGGCGTCGAGCGCGGGGGCCTGGTTGCCGGCGGCGTCCTCGCCGCGGCGCGCCGCCGCCACCACCGGCTTGCCGTCGACTGTCTCGAACGTCTTGCCGCTGGCGTCGGCGGCGGCCAGCGCGCGCTCGCGCAGCGCCTCGATCTGGGCGCGGTCGCGCTTCTCGACGATGCGCAGGTAGCCTTCCATCCGGCGGTACGGCTTGCTGGCCATGACCTCGTCGCGCGGGGTCCGGCTGAAGCTGGTCTTGATCTGGGCCTTGACCCGCTCGCGCTCGCGGGCCCAGACCGCGCCCTCGCCGGGCGAGCCGGGCTTGTGGGCGTTGAGCTGCTCGAGCAGGTGCTGGTACTGCGCCGCGCCCGCTTCGGCCGCGCGCAGCTGTTCGCGGCGCAGGTCGATCCCCTCGCCGATGTCGCGCCCGGTGCCGTGCTCGCTGCCGAGCTTGGCCTCGTTGAAGGTGGCGGCGTTGGCGCGCTGCTCGAGCGTGTGGGTGAGCGAGGCGACCATCGGCTGCAGGAACGCGACCTGGCGGCGGTGGTAGGCCAGGTTTTTCTCTTCCTGCTTGCTGCGCGAGGCCTTCGCCTCGAGCCGGGCCTGCGCCTCCTGCGAGCGCTCGAGTTCGACCTGCCGGTCCGACAGCTTGGCTTGCAGCTCGGCGGTGGTGCTGTCGCTGCCATCGAACGCTTCGCGGTCCATGCCGTGCGCCTTGCGCACCTGCGCGATGCGCGCGTTGACGTCCTCGATCGCGTCGGCGAACGCGGCCTGCGCCTTGTCGCCCACCGCCTTGGCGCGGTCGGCGTACAGGCTGTCGCGCTCGTTGCGCAGCGGCGCCAGCGCGCGCGCGGCGCTGGCCGTGCCGTCCTTCAGCACGTCCTGCAGGTCGCCCCAGGTCAGCGCCGGGCGGCCGCCCTTGGCGCGCTCCACGATCACGTGCTCGGGCACCTCGATCTGGCGCCCCAGCTTGATCGACAGCGCCGCGATGCCCTCGGCGAACGCGCGCGCGGTGCGGTAGGTCTTGCCGTGCGCGTCGTCGGCGGCGGAAAACGCGATGCCCTTGCCGTGGCCATCCGAGCGCGCCATGTACGACGCCACGCGGGTGGCATCGAACAGGTGCTCGCCCACCTCGAACGCGGTCTCGCGCGCCTTTTCGCTCTTGAGCCAGCCCGACGCCGGGGCCGTGTGCTTCTCGACCTGCTTGCCGGTGACCGGGTCGGTCGCCATGGTGTGGCGGCCGAAGCGCATGCCGTCGAGGTCGGCGTCGGACAAGCTGAACTCGTCCTGCTTGGGCACGCGCACCACGGCCAGCCCGTAGTCGTCCGGCTTGCCGCCGGTGTGGCGCGCCAGTTGCTCCTGATCCATCCCGTGCAGCTCGGCGAACTCGCGCGCGCCCATCCAGCGCACGTTGCGCGGCGGCGCGCCCGGGTCTTCGGCGTACGGGTCGGGCGGCACCGGGTTCTCGGCCGCCGCCCTGGCCATGCGCTTGCTCTGCGGGCGCGTCGCGTCGCTGTCGTGCGGGTACAGCTTGGCGTGCGCCGCGTCGTTCAGCACGAACGGCGAGCGGTCCTTGGCGTCCGGCTTGCGCCCGTAGTAGATGTGCACGTCGCCGTTGTCGGTGTCGGCTTCGACCCCCTCGCGCCGTGGGGCGGCGCCCTCGCCGGAGCCCTCGACTGCGGGGTTCGCCTCGTCGCCCTCGGCGTGTTCGTCGGCGGCCGACTTGAGCTTGGCCTTTTCCTCCAGCCCCGCGGGCACCAGTTCCTCGCTGTCCTGGGCGTGCTTGGCGAACGCCCCGATCAGGCCCTCGGCCTTGTCACCGAAGATGTCGAACAGGTGGTCGTCGATGCGGGTCTTGGCCACCTTCATCTCGTTGGCGCCCATCGACTTGCTCAGGTTTTCGCCCGAGACCGCCTTCATGCCGTCGATGAACGCGTCGACCTGATCGTCGCCGATCCCGCGCAGGTGTTGGGGCAGCGCGCTCTTGACCGCGTAGCGCAGGCCATCGTCGCGCTTGATGTGCGCGTTCATCTTGGCGAACGCGGCGAAGAACTGCTCGCGCCGCGCCGGGTCGCTCGAACCGAGCACGTGGTAGACACGCAGCAGGCGATCGGCCAGGTCCTGGCCGCGCATCACGGTGCGCGCCGCGCGCAGCATCGGGATCTCGCCGGTGCGCTCGCCGGTCTCGACCGCCTTGCGCAGCAGCGCTACCGCTGCCTGCTTGTCTTCGGCGCTGAAGTCGGCCCACTCGGGGCCGTCCATCAGGTCGTACACCTTGGCCTCGGCGCCCGAGTAGTCCTTGGCCGCCTCCCCCGCTTCCTCCGGCGCGGACCTCAAAGCGGCGTCGAGCGTGGCATTGTCGGCGGCCAGGTCGGCCTTGCGCTTCTGGGCCGTGAAGTGCTGCACGTTCAGTTCGCCAATGCGCTGCTGGCCGCTGGTGGTGACCGGGTCCAGCTGGTTCAGCTCGGCGTGCAGGTGCGCCGCCTCGGGGTCGGCCAGCAGCTTGGCGACCTTGGCCTGGGCCTTGGTGCGCGCCTGGTCTTCGCCGGCGGCGTCGCGCCCGGCCATCGTGGCCGGCGTCTCGGTGCCGTCGATCGCGGCGTCAGCATGCTCGCGCCCGGTGACGTGGTCCGGCGTCAGCGCCGCGGACAGGCCGGCCAGCTGCTGCTCGAACGTGGCCGGCGCATCCGGCGTGGCGGCGCCCGGCTTGGCCGGCGCGGGTTCCTTCGGCGCCTTGGGCGCGCGGCGCGAACCGGCCACCCCCAGTGCCGCGAACGGCGCGCCCATCACGGCGCCGCCGACGGTGGCTTCCATCTGCTGCGCTTCGTCCTGGCTGGTGTCGCGCGCCGGGTTCAGCGCGCCGGCCGCACCCTGGCCGATGCGCGCCGCGACGTTGCCGGCCACCGCATTGCCGACCACCGCCTCGCCCAGGTTGGTGGCCACCGCCTGGCCCAGCGGCACGCGCGCGGCCCCGGTCGCTGCCTTGGCAAACAGCTTGCCGCCCATGACCCCCGGCACCACCCCCATCACGGCCGCCTCGGCGCCGCCGGCCACGGCGCCGGTCAGGGTCCGTTCGCCAACCGGCTTGGCGGCCGCCACCGGGTCTTCCTGCTGCGCCTCGAACTGGGCGCCGATGGTCGACGGCATGGTGGCCGCGATCATGCCGGGAATGCCGCCGACGGCGGCGCCGGCGGCCATCGGCACCAGCCCCGGACCGGCGCGGCCGACCAGGCCGGTGGCATAGTCCCAGGCATCGCGCAGGCCGTGCACGTCGTGGTAGCTCTGCGGCAGCCCTTCCATGATGCTGGCGCCCTCTTGCTGCGCGGCCACCGATGCCGCGCGCTGCTCGGCGGCGAGTTGGTCGGCGCCGAGCAGCTCCGCGCCCTGGCCCAGCAGCGCGCGGGCCTGGCCAGCCAGGTCGGCGCCGCCGGCGCGCAGGCCGCGGCTGAAGGCGGACGGCTGCGCGGGGGCGAGCGGGGCGGCCGGTTTGGCGGGCGCGCCGGCGTACAGGGCGTCGATGTCGGCCAGGATTCCCATCAGTACCCCCTCAGGCCAGCGTCAAAGTTGCGCGTCGGCGCCTTGCCGACGTCGACGAAGAAGCGGTTGCTGGTCTTGTCGTAGCGCAGGTCGTTTTTGCGGATCCGGGCGCCGTTCTTGAGCACCGCCATGTCGCTGCCAATCAGTTTGCCGCCATGCGCCTTGGTGGCGTCGTCGTCGATCGCGTAGCCCGACAGCGGGCCCTGCACGAACTCGGAGCCGCCCGGCGTCCACGGCCCGTGGTTCTCGCGCACGCGGTCCATGATCTGGTACTGCGACGCCATCACCTGGCGGTCGGCGTCGGTGAAGGCGCCCACTCCCTTGGTCTCGAGCTCGTCGATCATCCTGAGCGCGGCGGCGCGCTTCGGGTGGCCTTGCGGGAAATCCTGCTGCAGCTGGCGGATCTTCTCGCCCACCTCGTTGTGCATCAGGCGGCCGGCCTCGGCCACCCGGTCGAGGTCGGGAATGGTGGCGCCCTTGTCGTCTTGCTTGACCAGCAGGCCCGACAGGAACTCGTGCAGGTGCTTGTCGGACGCCTCGCGCTGGGCCAGGTCGGCGCGGACGTTGTCGCGGTTCGTGTTGGCGATGGCGGCTTCGCGCGTGGCGCGGGCCAGCTCCATCTCGGCCGCGGCCTTCTGGCGTTCGACGCGCTTCGGGTCGACCGTGTCGGCGATGCCCTCGGCCTGGTTGGCCAGGAATTTCTTGGCGCCGCCATCGGGGGCGCCGGCAGCCAGCCCGGCCTGGTAGGTGGCCAGCGGCACCTTGGCGAAACTGCCGTCGGGCTGCTGCACCGCCACCGACTGGGTGGTGCCCTCGATCATGTGGACCACGCCCGGGGCGCTGCCCGCTTGCCCTTGCTGCGGTGGGCGCAGGCTTGGCGGGAGTGGCTGGCCGGGCGCGGACGGCAGACCCGGCGCGCGCAGGCTTGGCGGGAGTGGCTGGCCAGGCGCGGACGGCAGACCCGCCGGCTGCTGGCCGGCGCCCCCCAGCATCGCGCGGGCGGCCTGCACCTTCTGGGCGTACTGCGGGTCTTCGGCGTAGCCTTTGAGCCCGGCGGTGAACTTGGCGGCGTCGGTACCGGCGCCGACCACGCCCGGGTACTTGCGCTGGATCATCCCGACATAGTGGTCGGCGAACGCGTCGGGCGAGGCAAACTGCAGGTAGGCGTCCCGCGAACCGGTGGCGTTGTCGGTGGCGCGCGCGCCGCGGCCGCTGACATCCTTGATGTTGCCCAGGTTGTTGGTGCCGGGGATCACACTCTTGCCCCAGCCGGTCTCGTTGCCCCACTGAGCCAGCAGCAGCTGCGGTTCGACCCCCAGCGCCCGGCCGGCGCGCTCGGCGGCGGCACCGTATTGCTGGGCGAAGCCGGCGACGGCCGGGTTGGCCGGGGCGGCGGCTGCCTGCGCGGCCGGGGCCGTGTCCTGGGCGCGCAGCCCGGCGCTGGCGGGCGCGCCAGGCGCATTGGCACGCGCCTGGGCGGCGTCGTACTGGCTGATGGTCTGGTTCGGCGCGACGCCGAAGCCGGCGCGGCCGTCGATCGACAGCCCGCGCAGCGGGGTCTGGCCGGTGGCATCGGTGCCGTACGGCTGCACCGCGTACTGCTTGCCGTCCTGCTCGAACGTGGTGCCCTGCGGGTGGCCGGTGGCATCGACCACGCTGACCCGGCGCAGCAGGTCGCGGTCGGCGTCGCTCTGCGGCGCGGGCGCCGCTGGCGCCGCTTCCTCCTGTGGCGCCGGTGCGGCATAGCTCGGGGCCGCTTCCTGCGGCGCGAGGCTGCCGTCGTCGGCCCCCGGCACGCCGCGCACCGGCTCCGCCGGTACGGCGGTACTGGCCGGCGCCGGTACGGCGGTACTTACCGGAGGCTTGGGCGCATCCGGCAGCGCCCGGTTGGCGGCGAACGTGGCCGCATCCTTCTCCGACACGCCCCAGTCCTGGCCGAACAGGTGGCCCAGCCCGCGCACGCCCTGGTTGACGGCCGAGCCGATGCCGTCGCGCACGCCCTCGGGCAGCGCCTGGCCGGCACCGTAGCCGGCGCGGATGCCCAGGTAGGTGCCGGCGGCCGCCTTCACCGGCGCCGAAGGCGCATACAGGCCGAGCCCGGCGGCGGTGTCGGCCACGCCCCACGCGGTCTGGCCGGCGTCGCCGGCGCGCAGGCCCTGCACGGTCTCGACCGCGCCCGAGATCGCGGCGGCCGGCTTCAGGCCGTACCTGACCAGTTTGGAGTTGGCGACGGCCGAGCCCACCCGGCTCAGCGCGCCGGGTGGGGCGGGCGGGGCCTTGGGCAACGGGCTGCCCGGCTTGACCCAGTCGCCCGGCTGCAGCCCGGCGCCCGGTGCGCCGGGGGCGGCGCGCAGGCTGGCGTAGTGGGCCTCGGCCTGGGGCGACATCTGGCCGACCTTGATCGGCGACTCGGGCGCGGCCTCGAACGGCGGGGCAGCTGCTGCCGGCGCGGCCGGGGCGGGCAGGCGCTGCTGCGCCGGGAACGGCGTGTCAGGGGCGTTCGGGTAGCGCCACACGTTGCCCGCCGGGGCCGCCGGGCGCGGGCTCCACACCTCCGGCGCCGCGGTAACGGTCGGGCTGGCCGGACGCGGGCTCCAGACATTGGGCGCGGGCGGCTTGCCGAAGCCGCCGTTCGGGCGCAAGGTGCCCTGGCCGGCCGGGCCGGCGGGCTCGGCCGGCAGCTCGAATGCGTTCGGGTTGGGCGGGCGCAGGCCGGGCGGGCGCGCGATCGGCCCGGACGCCGCCGGGGTCGCCGCTGGGGCGGGCGCCGGCGCCGGGGCTGGAGCGGGCTCGACGGGGGCGGCCGCCGCCGGCGGGGTGCGGCTGAACCGGTCCCGGATGCTCTTGGCTGCCGCGCGCAGGTTGATGTCTGCCATGTCGTGTTCCTTTAAGTTTTACGAGCCGCTCTTGCTGGTGATCTCGCTCTCGCTGCTGCTGCCCGAGTTCGACGCGATGTTGGTGTTGCTGATCGACGCGCTGTTCGAGGTGCTGATCGAATCGGTGGTCTGGATCGAGGCGTGCACGTTGCGCGCGGCCAGCGCGGCGGCGGCCAGCTGGCCCGCCACCTGGGCGGCGGCGCGCAGCGAGGCCTGCGCCGTCTCGGCCGACGACACCGCCAGCTTCAGGTTCGATTCGCCGGCCTGCAGCTGCAGCTGGGCGCTGCTGGTGTAGACTTGGGTCTGCAGCCGGGCGACGTCGACCTGGGCCCCGACCTGGGCCGCCTTGGCCGTCTCGGTCGAGGCGAACGCGCGCACCCGGCCCTCGAACGCGCCGACCTCGGCGCGCAGCCGCTCGGCCTCGGCCGAGACGGCGACCTGGTAGGCGGTCACCCGCTGCCGGTACATCTCGAGCGGGAACTCCTGCAGCTGCTTGAAGTCCATCGCCTGGGCGCCCAGCTTGGCGTTGACCAGGGTGCCGTAGGCCTCGGTCCGGCTCTTGTAGGCGCTGACCTGCTCGCCGAAGGCCTGCACCTTGGTCAGCTCGGCGTGCACGCGGGTCGCGTAGCCCTCGTATTCGGTGGCCTTGGCCTTGACCTGGCTGTCGTAGCCCTGCAGCTGGGCGACGAAGATGCCGACCTGCTGCTTCTGGGCCTCGACTTGGGCCTGGGCCGCCTCGACCCGGGTCCGGTACACCTCGGCGGTGGTCTTGACCCCCTCCAGCTGGGCGGTGTACTGCTGCACCAGCTGCAGGTTCAGCGTGCCGACCAGCTGCTGCCCTTCCAGCTCGGCCTTGTAGACCTCGAGCCGCGCCAGCGCCCCCTGCAGCCGGGTCTTGTACACCTCGGCCTTGGCGGCGAACGCCTGGGCGTCGGCCTGGTACAGCGCGACCCGGGCCTGGAACAGCTGCAGCACCGCCTCGAACGTGAACTTGGCCGCCTCCAGCGCGCGGCTCTGGACCGCGTCGAAGTGGCCAATCAGCTGGGTCTCGAGCGCCATCGCGGCATTGAAGGCGAACTGGAAATTCGACTGCTCCAGGTCGGCCTGCTTGATCATGATCTCGCGCGACAGCGCGGCGTCGCGCCCGGCCGCGTCCTGCAAGGCCTGCTGGACCAGCCGCGCCAGGGTGCCGGACGGCATCGAGAAGCCGCGCGCGGCGAACATCCGGGTCGCCTCGGCCACCGCGCCCTGCGCCAGCAGGTCCTCGCGCTCGCGCCCGCGCTGCCACAGGGCCTGCTCGACCGCCGGGGCGAGCCCGGTGCTGGCGCCGCCCACCAGCGCGGCCAGCCGGCCGTTGAGCTGGCCCAGCAGCGCCGAGTCGTAGGCCAGCTCGGCGTAGCTGAAGCTGGCCGCCGGCGCGTCCGGCGCCGCGCCCAGCTGGTCGGTGAAGGCGGGCAGCTCGAGCGTCGGCGCGTCCGGCAGGTTCAGCGCGAGCAGCGTCGGCACCAGCGGCAGCATGAAGCTGGGCTCGACCGGGATGGCGATCGCGCCCAGCACCGGCGCCGCCGGCACCAGCACGTCCAGCGGGTCCGGCAGCGGGATGTCGACCAGCAGCGGCCGCGCCACGTCGTACTCGGGCGGCGCGTCCAGCGCGAAGCTGCCGACCGGCACCAGCAGCGGCGATGCCGGCGCGCTCGGGAAGCGGTCGGCGAAGTCGAGGTCGGCCGGCGCGGCGCCCAGCGGCGGCACCGCCACCTGCGGGGTCGGCGCGGCCGGCGCGGCGAGCGGCGTCAGCGTCATGTTGAACGCGCCGAGCGCGCCGATCGCGCTCAGCGCCGTGGTCTGGGCCTGCTGCGCCAGCGCGCCGGCCTGGGCCATGACGGAGGTGACCAGCGGGCCGGCGCGGTCCTGGTTGGACGAGACGAGGGGCGAGCCCAGCGCGGCGGCGGTTTGGAAGCTCATGGTAGGCTTTCGGTGATGTCGACAATGGGGGTGGCGATGGCGATCCCGGTGATGCTCACACCCGCGCCGCCCAGCGCCTGGACCGTGGTCGTGCCGCCGCGCACCAGGGTCAGGTTCGCGGTGTTCTGGGTAGAAAACAGTTCGAGGGGGGCGTCCTCCTCGGCCCCCGGCGCGCGCTGTTGCGGCTCGCCCGCCAGCATCCCCAGCGCCCGGCCGCCGGCACCATCGGTGGCGCCAGCCGGCGCGTCGTCGTCGCGGAAGCGCTGCTGCGCCATGTCCCAGCGCCGACCGACCCTGGCGGCTTCGTCGTACACGTAGACCACGGTGCCGGTGGCCGACACCCCGACCACGGTCAGGAACTCGCCGGCGGCGCCGATCGTGGTGATGCCGTTGTGCTCGGTCCAGCAGGCCGCTTGCCAGCTGCCGGACACCATCTCGGTCCACGCCAGCGTCGAGCCGTCGGCCGCCATGTGCATGGCGACGTAGCCGAACGATATCCAGCCGGTCTGGTTGGTCACGCTGGCGAGCTCGGTCAGCTCTCCGCCCGTCCACAGCAGCAGGTGGTAGGTGCGCGCCCCGCTGTCGTCGCCGCCGGTGTGCGCCTGGCCGCCGATCCGCGCGCCGTTCGCCGAGACGGCGCGGGCTTCGCCCACGACCGCCGCCGCCGCCAGCGGGACCAGCGCGCCGGCCGCCGTCCAGTAGCAGGGCTGGGCGTCGGCGGCGCCGACCACGGCGGTGCCGTCGGCGGCGATCGCGTAGGCCTGTGCCGCCTGGTCGGCGCCGGGGTCCAGCATCAGGTAACCGCGCGCTTCGCTCCAGCGGTACGGCAAACCGGTGGAAGTCGTCGCGGTGGTGTACAGGCAAAAGCCGCTGACCTCGCCGTTGGCCGACACGCCGGTCGGATGGTTGGATTGCAGTTCGCCGAAACCGCCGTCCGGGGCTGGCAGGGGGAGGACCCCGCGCTCGTCACCCTCGCGCCAGAGAAACGCGTCGCGCACCGACAGCGAGCCGCAGGCCAGCGCGCGCCGGATGACCTGGCGGCGCGGCGGTGCGGGGGCGCGGCGCCGGGCCGGCGCGGGCGGCGGCGCGGCGTGGATCCGCACGATGTCCAGGCCGTTGTTGGTCAGCGCCTCGATCTGGGTGCCATCGGCCAGCAGCACCCGGTGCACATAGAACCCGCCCGGCTCGCCGGCGGCGATGCGCTCGTTGACGCCATACATGCAGCGCAGCATGCCCAGCACGCCGCGCGCGGTGTTCAGGTGGTGGCCGGCGCGGGCGGCGTCGCCGTACAGCTCGACGCGCACCGCGCCGGTGGCGACCGGCTCGTTGAACACCAGTTCGGGGCGCGCCATCAGACCCGCCGCGCCAGCACGTCGACGTCGAACGCGAGCGCGTCGAGGGTGAACCCGGCGCCGCCGCTGTTGGCCAGCTGCCACTGCCAGTAGCGCCCGCGCGCGCCGCGCCCGAACGGCGTGCGGCTCGGGTGCAGGCCGGCCGCGCGCGGCGCCAGCGTGTTGCTGGTGGCGGGCACGCCGTCGACCGCCAGGGCCAGGGTCAGGACGCCGTCGGCGCGGTAGCCGACATAGCCGGCGCTGACGCGCTTGTGCTGGGCGCTGTCGAAGTCGAGCTGGCCGCTGGTCATGCTGGCCGCGATCGGGGCGCCGCTGTCGGTGTCGCCCTGCAGCGCCATGATGCCGTCGGCCGAGGCCCCCAGCACCACGCCGTTGAAGGTGGCGAAGCTGTTGAACGCCATGTTGCTGTATTCGGTGACGGCGTTGGTGCGGGTGTTGATCGCCAGCATCCGGTACAGCGCGGCCTGGGCGCGCGCGGCCTGGGCGCCGTCGACCGCGGGCGGGGCCAGGTGGATGCTGCCGGCGCCGCTGTTGCTGGCCAGCGCGACGCCGGCCGCCAGCCACGCCGCCAGCTGCGCGGCGCCGCTGGCGCTGGCGCCGGCCAGGCCGCTGGCGGCCAGCAGCGCGTGCTCGAGCTGGGCGGCGCCGTCGTAGCGGGCGCTGGCAGCGCCGGTGGTGGCGACCAGGGTCGGCAGGTCCAGCACGGCGGCGCCGGCGCCCAGGCCGTGCTGCAGCGCGCTGGCGGCCAGCTGGGGCGCGTCCAGCAGCACGCTGGCGCCGGCCACGGTGCCGGCCAGCAGCGCGGTGCCGAGCGTGAACGGCGCCAGCGTGATGTCGGCGCCGGGCCCGGTGTCGCCCGCGACCGCGGGCAGCGGCAGCTGCGCGGCGCCGGCGCCGGCGCCGCCGGCCAGCAGCGCCGCCGCCAGCGCCCAGGGCGGGGGCGTGGCGGTGCCGACGCCCAGCGTGCCGGACACGCCGTCGGCGCTGAGGTCGTAGGTCGGCAGCAGCGGTGGCGGCTCGAGACTGGCGTCGTCGAGCCGGTAGACCGGCAGCGTGGCCACGCCGCTGAACAGGTGTTCGCCGGCCAGCACGCCGTCGAGCGTCAGCGGGGTGAGGTCCTGCGGGATGTTGTCGGGGTCGCCAGGGCGGCTGTCGCCGTCGCCGATGGTGCCGGCCAGGCCGCTCGCGCTGGCGCTCGGGAACAGCGACGCGCCGGTCAGCGAGACGCTGGCGTTGCTGGCGGTGCCGGTCAGGCCGTCGGCGCCGAGCGCCGGGTAGGCTCCGTCGGCAACGCCGAGAGTGACGCTGCCGTCAATCGCCATGGCTTCCCCCGGTTAGCCGGACCTTACGAGGTCGGCAGCGTGATCGGGAACGAGGCGATGGTCTGGGTCGCGCCGCTGGTGATCGAGGTCGAGGACATGTTGAGCTGGGCGCCGGAGGTGCTGACCGCGCCGTCCATGCGCACCGTCGCCTCGCTGGTGTCGAGCGTGCCGGGGTCGGCCACCGCGCCGACGAAGCGGAACCAGCCGGCGGTGCCGGTGGCCACCGCCACCCCGGACCAGGTCTGGCTGGCGCGCTTGGCCAGCACCCCGGCGGCCGAGGTGCCGAACAGCAGGCCGCTGGCGGCGCTGACGCCGCCGGCCAGGTTGGCATCGGTCTTGGTCAGGGTGGTCACGGTCGAGGCCACCGCGAAGCCGTTCGGCCCGGCGCCCGAACCGCGCCGCGCGCTGATCGTCACCACCGCGCCGGCGGCGCTGGCGGTGTACTCGGGCGAGGAGGCGCTGTTGTTGATCATCGCCGCCAGGTCGGTCGCGGTCTGCGCCAGCGAGGTGTTGAACGGGACCGCGCTGTCGATGATCGAGATGCTGTTGACGGTCAGGGTGTTGACCGAGCCGGCCGCGCCGCCGGTCAGGGTCACGGTGCCGGTGGCCAGCACCTCGGCGGTGCGCGCGGCCGAGGCGGCGGTGATCGTGGCCAGCAGCGTGCCGGACGGCGCCGTTTCGGCGGTGGCCGGCTGGGCGCCGCTGTAGATCTGGATCTCGCCACCGGCCAGCGCATCGCGGATGCTGCCGTTCTGGTTGACGAAGTTGCGCAGGCCAGCGCTCAGTCTGAGGGTCATGTCGCTATCCGATCTAATTTAGATGTTGGGCTCAATCGTGCATCGCCAGCAGGTACTGGGTCAGCGTTGCACTCTCGCGAAGCACGGCAGACCCATTTAGATCTATCTTAGATTGGTACCGATCTAAAGTCAAATTGGTGACGCCGCCATCCGGCGTGCCCAGGCACACCCCGCGCGCGCAGGCGAACAGCGCGCAGTGCACGCCGGCCAGCTGTGGCCTGGCGGTGGCGGCGAAGCCGTCCACCACGATGGCCGAGCCGGCCACGCCGTAGCCGTCCACCACCGGCTCCAGCGTCATCTCGGCGAAGCTGTCGCCCTTGACGAAGTAGACGGCGCGCTCGGTGCCGACGTACAGGCCGTGCTCGAGCCCGACCACGAAGCGGATCAAGCTGCCGTCGAGGGCCAGGTAGTCGCGCAGGTCGCAGTAGCCGTAACCGAGCGCGGCGGTGGCGAACAGGTGGGCGCCGGCCGCGATCCAGATCCGGCCGCGGTGGTAGGCCAGGTCCTGGCCGGGCGGCGGCGGGTCCAGCCACTGGGTCGCCAGCGGCAGCGCCAGCGCGCCGCCGCGGAACGTGGCGCTGCCGGCCCGGGCGTCGACCACCAGCGCCTGGTACAGCACCCCGCCGTCCGGCTCGCTCAGGTACAGCGCCGCCTGGGTGATGCGCGGGTCGGCCGGCGCCGGCCAGCTGAAGGCCAGCCCGGCGCCGGCGGGCAGCTGCACGCGCGCGGCCAGCCCGGTGCCCGATTCCTGGCCGTCGGCGGTCAGCCAGGTCAGCGCGTACTGGTAGCTGCCGGCGCCCAGCGCGCCGGCCACCAGCGCGGCGTCCGGCTGGGCCGGCGGCAGCGGCAGGCCCCACGACTGGGCGACGCCGGCCACCACCACGCCGCTGCGGCTGGCGTCGCTCCAGTAGATGCTGCCGTCGACCTCGGTGTAGCGCAGCGGGGCGTCGGCCAGGCCGGTCGCCAGCACGCTGCTGCTGTAGTCCGGGTTCAGCTGCCTGAGCGCGCCGTCCTGCACGAACAGGCAGGTGCCGGCGGCGGCGAACAGCGAGTGGCTGGCGCCGGCCACGACCCGGGTCTGGCCGGCGCGGCGGCTGGCGCGGCCGCTGTCGTCGAGGTCGATGTTGGTGGCCTCGACCAGGTCGGTGCGCTGGTCGATGCCGCCGCCCTGGCGCACCGCGCGCCCCAGCCGTTCGGGGGCGAGCGTGGTGCGGATGCCGGCGAAGGCGTAGAAGGTCGGGTTGCTCATGGGAGCTCCGGTAGGGTGGTCAAAAAAGGTGGGCCGCCACGGCGTTGGAGCGCCGTGGCGACCTCATCGGGGGTTTTGCGGTGGCATGGAACCGCTCGCGACCCACCCCCGCTGGGGCTGTTGCGACCTAAGCGACTTTCTTGATCTTCTCGACCGAGCGCATGGCGCCCAGGCCCAGCATTCCCAGCAGCACGGTGCTCATTTCGCTGAAGTCGAACACCGGCAAGGTGATCGGGTGCCCCGCCACGGCCATCAGCACGGCCGCCAGCGGGCCGACAACGAACTTGAACGCGAAGGCGGCGCCGCAGGTCCAGCCGATGAACGGGCGCCAGCCGCTGACCCAGAGCGACGCACTGGTCGCTTCGGCCGCGTTGACGCCGATCTGGGCCTGGGCCAGCGCGACCGCCAGCTCCGTTTCCTTGAATTCGCCCGCCTGCTGGGCCTTGAACAGCTCGAGCTTGGCGGCGTCGCGGGTGGCCGGGTCGGGCCACACGCGGTCGATGATCTTGCCGCCGATGTCGAGCAGCGAACCGATGCCGGTGATATCCATTACGCTGCTCCTTGCAACAGGTTGTTGGCGATGCGGCGCGCCCAGCCGCGCCCGAACGTGACCCAGCCGGGCAGGCCGGTCAGGTACTGCAGGCGGTAGGCGGCCAGGCGCTGGACCACGGCCAGCGGGTCGGCCGCGCGCGCCGCGCCGATGGTCTTGGCGCCGATCACGCCGTCCTGGGCCACGCCAAGCGCCTGCTGCAGCCAGCGCGCGGCCGGGCCGCCGTGGTAGGCGGCGTCGAACAGGGCGAACGCGATGCGCGCGTCGAACTGGTCGCACAGGTACATATCCCAGTATTCGGCGCGCGCGATCGCCTTGGCCTGCGCCAGCGGCAGCTCGCGCATCGCGCCCTGGTAGCCGTGGCGGCGCGCGACGCGCTCGGTGACGCCCCACATGGTGGCGCCGCCGGGGTCGTCCGGGTGGTCGGCGTAGCCGCCTTCGTTGCCCAGCAGCGCCGCGAACGCGGCGTCGAAGCTCATTTGCCGCCCCCACCGCCCCACACCTGCTTGACCGCCGCCCACAGCCCCAGCAGCGCGGTGCAGAACGCCAGGATCCAGGTCAGCGGGCGCAGTGCGGTGCCGACCGCGCCGATCGTCTTCATCGCGCCCTTCCAGCTCTCCATCATCTCGACGATGTCGCGGGTCGACGATTCGACGCGGGCGGTGGCCGCGCTGTTGGCGTCGAGCTTTTTCTCGAACTCCGCCAGGCGCTCGGCGTGCTCACTGAAGTTGATCCGTACATAGTCGTGCCAATCCGGTTCGGGGCTGCCGGCGTCGGGCGGCGGGGCGATCATTCGGTTTTCCATGCGCTTCTCCTGGGTGCTCATGCCACTTTCGGCGTGATCTTCAGCTGGATCGTCATCGGCTCGATGCGCGCCGGTGCCGAGGCGGTGGTGATGGTGCAGGTGATCGCGGCGGCCTGGCCGACGCTGCCGCCCTGGGCCCAGATGGTGACCACGTTGCCGCTGACGGCGGGGGTGCCGACCAGCGTCACCCCGACCGCGCTGGCGCTGGCGGAGGCGATGCTGTCGGCCAGCGGGGTCAGGAAATCGGACCAGTCGAACGGGTAGTCGAGCGTCGCGCCGGGGTCCTTGTCGATCGTCAGGCGGCCACGGGCGTCGAGGTAGTAGGTGCTGGTGCTCATGGCGTTGGTCCTTTGGCAAGCATGGTGGTGTCGACCTGCAGCACGCGCGTGATGGCACCGGGGCGCACGCGGCGGGCGCTGGCGCCGATGTGCAGCACGCGCACGCCGGCGCCGGGCCGCACGCCGCGCACGGCCGCGCCGATGGCGATGGCGCGGGCGTTGGCGGCGATGGGGATGGCGCGGGCGTTGGCGCCGACGTGCACGGAGCGCAGCGCCGACGGCGTGGACGGCGCGTGCAGCGCCGCCTGGGCGTCGAGCGTCAGCGCATCCAGCGCGCGCACGCCGCTGGCGGCGGTGGCCACGGCGCCCGCCGCAGCCCCTGCCAGCGGCGCCAGCGGTTGCGCCAGCGCGGCGCCGGTGCCGGCGCCGGCATTGCTGGTCAGCGCCAGTGGCGCCAGCGCCGCGGCCGCGGCCGCGGCGAGCTGAACGGCGGCACTGGCTGTCGCTTGCGCCACGCCGAGCGGGGGCGCGGCGCTGGCCGCCACCGGTGCGGCCGCCGCCGCCGCCAGCGTGGCCGGGGCCAGCAGCGGCGAGGCTGCGGCCGTGCGCGCGGCGGCGCCGGCGGCGACTACCGTCAGGGCGCCGAGGGTGCTGGTGCTGCTGGCGGCAACCGGTACGGCGCCGGTGGCGGCGCCGGTGGCCGGCGTCAGGCTGGTTGTCAGGGCGCTGCTGCTGCCGACGGCGCCGGCGGCGCTGGCGGCGAGCACGCCGAGGGTGCGGCTGGTGCTGGCGTCGATCGGAACGCCGCCGCTGGCAGCGACCTGCGCGGCGCCGAGGGTGTCGCTGGCCGCTGCCGCCACCGGCAGCGCGCCACTGGCGGTCATGGTGGCCGGGGCCAGCAGCAGCGCGGCATCGGCCGTGCGCGCAATGCCGCTGCTGGCGACCAGTGTCAGCACGTCAAGGGTCCGTCTGACCGTCGCCGCCACTTCCCCGCTGGCGGCACTGGCCAGCGCCAGGTCGCCCAGCGTGGCGCTGCTGCTGGCGGCCACGGCCACGGCGGCTGCGCTGCTCGTGCTGACCGCACCCAAGGTGCTCGCCAGCGCAGCACTGGTGGCCAGCGTGGCGGCGGCGCTGGTGGTCAGCCCGCCTAACGTTTTGGTCAGCGCGGCCGCCGTTGCGACGGCGGCGCTGCCCCCTACGCTGGCGGCCCCCAGCGTGGCGCTGACAGCAGCGACGACGGCCGGCACATCGAATGCGCCGGCGTCGAACGCGCCGCTGTCAAACGCCGCCGTCATTTACAGCACTGCCGTTGCCTGCATGGCGGTCTCGTCGGCCAGCACCGGCATCCCGGCCGCCGCCTGGAACAGCGCGTAGGCGCCCGCTTCGTCCATGCTGATCTGGTACAGGTTGGCCTGCAGCGGCGCGCAGTCCGAGGCCCACACATTGGCGAAACGGTAGGCCGCGGTCAGCAGCTTGTCGCCGCTGTTCATCACCGCATACTCGACCTGCTCGTCCAGCCCCTGGTTGATCAGCACCTGCAGCATCTGGAACGCGGTCACGGTGATGCGCGGGTACTGCACCGGCGGGTCGGTCAACTGGTCGGGGGTGCCGCCGGCCAGCACCCAGGCCCAATAGGTCTGGAACGCCAGCGTGGTGTCGTCCTGCGGCACGATCTCGCCGGTGGCGGTCAGGCGGATGGTGCCGCTGGGGGAGGAAATCGAGTAGTCGGCCATGCGGGGCTCCTGGGGGTCAGTAATCGGTTTCGATGTACATCGAAACCAGGTCGACCGCGACGGCCAGCGCCGTGGTGCCGTTGTTGCGCCACAGCTGCAGCGACAACAACTGGCCGGCGGCCGGCAGGTCGGTGGTCAGGCTGCCGGTGGCGACATCGCCGGTGTTCAGGCGCTCGACCCGGTAGTACACGGTGCTGCCACAGGGCGCGCTGAACAGCGCCAGTTCGTACAGGTCGGTACTGAGGGTGTTGGCCGGGAAGTTGGCGCCCAGCGCGACCTTGGTGGCGGTGCCGCTGGCGTCGTTGGACATCATCGACAGCGTGCTCTCGCCCGAATCGGCGCCGACCCCGATGATGTTGAGCTGGGTCGACGGGTTGACGTTGCCGAGCGCGGCGGTTGTGCCAACCAGCCCGCAGAACAGGCGCGCGTCGCTCACCGCCGCCGCATCCGACACGCCGAAGCGCCACACATTGGTAAAGCCGCCGGTGCCGGCGACGGTGCCGCGCATCCAGCACGACGTGGTGGAGTTGAAGCGCGCCCCGCAACTGATGCCGGCCGCGCTGCCGCTCGAAGGGAACACCGAGCGCCGCACCGCCGTGAACAGGTTGGTGTTGGTGATGGTGCGGCCACCGGAGACCCCGCCGTTCGAGGAGCTCGACACGCCGTACAGTTGGGTGCCGGTCGCTTCGCCAATCGCCTGGTAGATGCCGACCTTGCAGCGCCCCAGGAACGGCTGCAGCGGCGTGCGCGCGCCCCCTTCCGGCCCGAGCCAGGCCGGTAGCGCGCGCCCCGCCACCAGGTCGGTCGCATACACCTTGCCGGTGCCGGCGCTGGGGGTGCTGGGGGTGCTGCTGGCGACCGCCATCAGCAGGCCGTCGGTGTCGGCCTGGTGGTCCGCGTTCCAGTCGTCGCCGCCGACCTTGGCCGGGTCGGCGCTGGCGCCGGCCGCGGAGACCTTGGTGTGTTTGAGCGTCATGGCCGTTACGCGTTGGCGTCGGTCAGGGTATAGGTCACCACCGTCACGACCTGCGCCACCGCGATGTTGATATTGTCGAGCGTCATGTCGCCGCCGCCGCCGGTGGCCGTTACCGTGCCCTGGATGTGGCAGGTGGTGCCGGCGTTGTCGACGATGCGGAAGTAGCCGGCGTTGCCGGCGGCGGCGCCGCTGCCCGACCAGGTGCCGGTTTTTGCCTTGTTGCCTCCGGAAGCGGCGGCCAGGTAGTCGGACGGCAGCGCGATCTCGCACAGCAAGGTGCCCGATTGCGCGGTGGCGCAGTCGGCCGGGGCGCTGCCCGAGAGCAGGCGCAGCTTGGCCGAGGTGCCGGCGGTGGTTTCGATGGCGTCGAGGCGCGCGTTGCGGGCGGCGACAGACAGCTGGATGGCCATGGTACGGGCTCCTTTAAAGGGCTAGATGCCGCCGTAGGCCACCACGCGCGGCTTGTGGCGCACGGTGTCCTTCTCGCGGCGGGCGGCGTCGCAATAGGCGCGGAACTGGGTGTTGAAGTTGTCGGCGCGGCGCGCGTCGAGGGTGTCGGCGTCCTGCTTGGTGTAGGCGCGCGCGCGCATCCACAGGCTCAGGCCGTGCTGGTGGTGGTCGGCCACTTCCAGCGTCTGGTCGAAGTCGCTGATGGTGGCCAGCGGCAGCCGCTCGACCACCAGGCGCACGCCGCCACTGGCAGCCGGCAGCGGCCAGGTATGCAGGCTGGCCGGTTCCATCCCGGCCACCAGCGCCCGCAGCGGGCCGCTGCGGCCGTCGAAGCGCATGCCACGCGCGGCCATGTCCTCGATGTTGACGATCTCGACCGGCGTGCCGGTGGCCTCGTCATAGGCGGCGCGGATCTTCAGGATCAGCGGCGAGCAGGCCAGGGTGGCGGCGCCGGCGGTGTAGGACAGCAGGGTCAGGCTGGTACTGGCGTCGCCGATGCCGCCGGTCAGGCGGCAGAACAGTTTCTGGGCGTCGTCGAGGTAGCCGAACACCTCGTCGCTCGACCACAGGTAGGGCGCGACGCGGTCGTCGACGTCGCGCCGGAACTGGTCGTGCAGGGTGGTCGAGTCCATCGGCTCACGCGCTGGTGGTGGCCGCGTTCAGCTTGAATTCCTGCCACAGCAGGTCGCGTTCCTTGACGTCGAGCGCGAACCCCATCTGGGCGGTCAGGGCCTTGACGTGCGGGGCGCCGGTGGCGGTGAAGTCCTCGCGCCTGGCGCCCAGGACCAGCTGCTCGAAGGCGGTGGTGATGACGGCGCGGCGCGCCACCGGGTCTTCCGGTTCGCGCGTGTCGGCGCGTTTTTCGGCCGGCAGCTCGTCTTCCGGCACGCCGCCGGCGGCCAGCACTTCGTTCCACAGCGCCGGTGGCACGTGGGTGGCGACATTCTTGGCGAAGGCGATCGCATGCCCCGTCGTGGAGCAGATGACCTTGTCGCGGTTAAGGGTGAATTTCATGCACTGCTCCAATCAGTCAGGTGGGGAAAAGGGCGGCGCCGGGGCGCCGCCCTGGCGGCGTCAGACGATCTGCACTTCCTGGCTGCGGCCGTCGACCAGGTACTGCAGGTTCACGCGCACCTTGCCGGCGGTGGCGTTGGCCACCGTGTAGGCGATGGTGGCGCGCAGGTTCTGGCCGGCGTTGGCCAGCAGCGGCGTGGTCAGGGTCAGCGCGGTGCGGGCGGCCGTTTTCAGGTCGACCGCGGAAGCGAGCGCGGTGGTGGTGCCGGCGATCCCCAGCGACAGCGTGGCGGCGGTCGATCCCGCGTACGCGGTCTCGACGATCACCTCGCCGCCGGTGATCACGGCGCCGACCGGCATCGGGATGGCGTCGAACACGATGGTGTTGGCGACCGGGCCGGTCAGCCCGGCCTGGGCCGGGTCGGTGGCGGCCGCGGTGGTCGAGCCGAGCGTCTTGGCGGTCAGGTCGACCGAATCGACGACCCAGTTGTTGTAGTTGAACGTGAAGTTCGAGGTCAGTGGGTACTGGGCGGTGCGCGAGGCGAGCAGTTTCATGGCGGTTCCTTGTGCGAGGTGCGCGCCGCCCGCTCAGGGCGGCGCGGCAGGCTTATTTCGTGGCGACGTAGCAGCTGATCACGCCGAAGTCCTCGACCGAGCCGTTCTCGTAGATCGAGCCGAATTTCGGTTTCAGGAAGCCGAGGATCTTGCCGACGCTGATGCCTTGCGAGTTCTCGTAGTCGAAGCCCTTTTCTTCCCAGTCCGGGGCGCCGATGTCGGCCATGCCGAGCGCCTGGGCGCCGCAGAACAGCACCTGGCAGCCGTCGACGGTGCCGGCCGCGCCGTACTTGGCGCCGGAGGCGGCGCCCGAGGTGTTGGGCACGTGGCGGAACTCGTGCAGGTAGATGCCGTCGATCTTGACCGAGCTGCCGGTGAACAAGGTGTCGTTCTTGCCGGCGTTCTGTGAGTGGCGCAGGTTCAGCAGGTAGGTCGGGTCGAGCTTCAGGTTGGCCATCGCGGTCGGGGTCAGGAACGCGTGGTAGGTCTCTTCCGACCCTTCCATCACGCCGCGCATGTAGCGGTCCTTGGCGGCGGCCTTGAGCGCGACGAACATCTCCCAGGCCACGGTGTCGGTGGCGGTGACGGCGTTGGAGGCGCCGGCGGCAACCACGCCCTTGGCGGTGTTGTCGTAGCGGAAGCGGCGGCCGTTGGACGGCGCCGTGACGTCGGCGGCGAATTCCAGGTACGGCAGGTCGGAGCCGACCCGGGTCGCGCCGTTCGGCTTCTTGGTGTAGGCGATGCCGGCCATGGTCAGGAACGCCATCTGGTCGATGCGGTCAGCCAGCCAGTAGGACAGCACGTTGCGGCTGTTGCCGCGGAATTCGACGATCGACTTCTGGTCGGCCATCTTGCCTTCGTGGCGGTTGGCGTGGCGCAGCTGGTCGATCCGGATCACCTGGTCGAAGGTCTGCAGCTGCTCTTCGTTGCCTTCCAGCGTGCGGTCGCCCGCGATGCCGTCGCCGGTCAGGTCGGCCAGCAGGGTGATGACGGCGCGCGCGCCCTTCTCGGATTTCTTCAGCTCGGTGATGTGCTGGATCATCGACCCCGGGCCGCTGCCCAGGAATTTGCCGACGAACGACTGGTTGCGGGCGTTCTTCCACAGGTCGCGCGACCAGACGGTTTTTTGTTCGTTGGTCAGCAGACCAAAATTGGTGAGTGCCATGGCGGCATCCTTCGCACGTAGACGGTTAAGGAAAAGACTGGGTACTAGCTCTAATCGAGTGTCGTTCGATCGTACGAAGGGGCCCTGGACGGGCCTGGCGGGCGTATCGTGCCCGGACGTAAAGTGATTCTAAGACAAAAAAATAGACCGCGCAAGCGATCTATTTTAGAGTGTAGAGCCACCCCTTTACAGGGCTCGGTGCTGGCTGGTATAAAGCTGGCGGGGGATTAAAGAATCGTCAATCTAGGCATGTAGCGACACCAGCCTTGCCGTGCGGGTAACTACGTAGCCCCGTATCCTCCACCAGTGTTCAGACCAGGCAGCCGACCAGGTAGCCGAGCCCGAGGCACAGTGCGCCGAACACCACCAGCAGCACGCCCAGGCCGAGCGCGGCCAGGCCCCAGGCGTCGTCGCCGTACATCAGGCTTCTCTGACGACCAGGTAGCGGGTGCTGGTGATACAGGTGTTGAGCATCGCGGTCGGGAAGTCCAGGCCGCTGGAGGTGACCAGCGTGTCGGGGATGCCCTCGATGTGGGATTTTTCGTAGACCTCGACCACCACCTTGTAGGCGGCGGTGTCGGCGTTTTCGATGCGGACGGCTTTGGTCATGGGGTCTCTTTCGGTGGTGGTGGTGGTGGTGGTGGCGGGCTGAACAGGATCAGCCACATCGCGAACGGGCTGATCACAGCTCGTCCCCGCGCAGCCGCGCCAGCGTCTTCTCGTCCAGCTTGGCGAACTCGTCCTGGCTCATCTTCATCGCCGTCTCCGACGTCAGCGAACCGCCCTTCTCGTCCGAGTTGACCCCGACCTTGCCCAGCGCGGCCGGGGTAGCCTTGGCGGCGGCGATGTTGCGCTTGAGGGCCTCGCCCTTGCGCTGCTCGGCGGCGGCGCTGACGGCGGCGTCCTTGTCGACCCGCGGGGTGACCTCGACCGCGGTCCTTTCGCGCGCGCTGGCCGCGCCCAGCACGTACTTGACGGCGCGCTGCAGCGCCGCCGACGGGGTCGCGCCCTTGGCCTCGAACGCGCCCTTGACGTCCAGCACCTCGGCCACGGCGTCGGCGTCGAACTCCTCGTGGTCCGGGTTCATCGCCGGGTAGGCCTGCTCGACCCGCTCGACCACGGTGTCGTAGCGCACCCGCTCGACCGCGCGGGCCTCGGCCTGTTCGGCCTGGAGGGTGGCCTTCTGCTCGCCGATCGAGCGCTCCAGGCGCCGGATCTCGGCCATCTTGGCGGTCGCCTTGTCGATCTCGCCGTCGGCCAAGAGCTTGCTGTACTCGGTCTCCATCGCGATCAAGCGCGTCTCGATCTTGTCGAGGTCGGCCGCGACGGCCTGGCCGGCGGCGGCCGCCTTCAGGCGCGCGTTCTCGGCGGCCAGGGCCTCGCGCTCGCCGCGCGCCTTGTCCAGCATTTCCTTGTGGCGCGCCAGCGGGATCCGGCTGTCCTTTTTCCTGGACTTGGGGTCTTCCTTGGCGTCGCCGTCGGCGTCGTCCTCGTCGTCGTCGCCCTTGGGCTCGTCCTTGGGTTCGTCCTTGTCGTCGGCCAGCGGGTCGGCCAGCGGCGCGTCGACCAGCGCCGGGGCGCCGTCGGCCAGGGTGTCGCCGCGGTCCTCGACGACCTCGCCCTCGCCGCTCATGGGGCCACCTTGCGCGCCGTTTCGGCCACTTCCAGGCGCTGTTGGTCATACACGATCAGCTCTTTGCTCTGGCCGTGGGTCAGGTGGTGCACGGCGCCCACGCCATGGGCGTTGAGGACCTTGACCTCGACGTCCAGGTGGTTGTTTTCAGGGCACAGGATGATCACTCGGGTAGTCATGTCGTTCTCCAAACGGTGGGTTGAGGGGAATGGCCGTGCTGTCAGCACTTGCGGCCGGGCGGCATCGGTTTCGGGCTCGGTTTCGGTGGTTTGGCGGGCATTTTGCTCATGGGCGGGACGCTCCTGATGGGGCCGCGGGCTGCGGCTTGTTGGCGATGATGCGGTCGTTGACGGCCTTCTCGGCCTGGGCCTGGCGCGCCAGCTCCTGTTTTTCCTGCATTTCCTGGCGTTTGAGCTCGAATTCCTGCAGTTTCAGCTGCTTCTCGAACTCGAATTTGCGCTGTTCGAGCTCCATTTCGCTGGCGATCTTCATCCGCTCGGCTTCGGTCTCCTGCTCGGGCGTGTCGGGCGGGGTGGCGGCGTCTTTTTGCGCGGCGACCCCGGTTTCGACGGTTTTTGCCCGTTTCAGGCCGGCGTCGGCCTGTTTCTGGGCCATTTCGGCCTCGGTCTTGCCCACTTCGGCCTCCTGGCCGCGCTGCGCCAGCGCCTGGGCCGCCTTGGCTTCGGGCGAGTCGGTGCGCGCCGCCATCTGCTTGATCAGGTCGTTCTTGTTGAGCAGGCGCGAGGCGTTGATGATGAACGCGTCCGGGATATCCATGCCCAGGTCCTTCTTCATCGCCACCGCCTGCTCGAACTGCGAATCCTCGAGCGTCTCGCGCTGCGGCACCGAGCTGATGGTGACGTCGTAGCAGCCCAGGGTCAGGTCGTTGAGCACGTAGCCTTCCGGGGTCATCTGGTTGATGGTGATGTCCTCGGTGCCGCCGCCATCCTTGTCGTGGGTGATGGTCAAGACTTGTTGCTCTGTGTAAAAGGTCTGCACCAGGTCCAGCACGTTCCTGGCGATCAGGAAGTCGGTGCGCACCAGGGAATCGAGCGGCTTGGCCAGGTTGGTGGCGGCGGCCTGGCGCTTGGCCTGGATCGCCTTGGCGGCGACGTCCTCGCGGTCCATGCCCTGCTGGCTGTCGGACACGCCCGAGATGGTCTTGATGTGCTCCTCGGCCTTGTAGCTGATCCGGTCCAGGCCCTGCGGGGTGGCGTTTGGCTGCAGCTTCTCGATCTCGTCGAGGGCGCCGGTCAGCTCGATCACCAGGCCGGTCTCGGCCCCGCGCTGCTCGAGCTCCTCGATCGACATCGTGGCCAGCGCGCCGCTCTTGACCTTGTAGCCGCCGTTGGCCGAGCTGTTGACCGCGTGCAGCTCCTGGCTCGACACCTTGTTCAGCAGTTCCTGCGGCCCGACCAGGTTCTCGACCAGGCCGACCGTGCTGCCGCGCCGGAAATACGGGAAATACGGCACCACCGTGAAGTGGGTGTAGGGTGACCAGTCGTCGTGCAGCACGACATTGTCGGCGATCACGGTCCAGCGGATCCGGCGCACCAGGCGCGGCAGCACCTCGTAGCCGAAGGTCTCGCGCACCAGCGCGATCCGGTTGCGGTCCCAGCCGTCCGGCACGGGGCGGTGGGCACCCGTGCGGGGGTCGATGAACTGCAGCTGGCGGTCGAGCACGCGGTGCTGGCGTTCGATCACGCGCACGCTGCGCTCGACCGGGCTCATGTCGTGGGTCGGGACCGAGCCGGTCGACCCGTTGAACGGCAGCCCGAAGCGGTCGCGCTGGGTGTCGAGCGAGTCGAACCCGTACGGGAAGTAGCTGGCCTCGCGGTTCCTGAGCAGCTCGGCGTCCTCCTTGCTGTAGAGCACGGCGATGTCGTCGGCGGTCAGCCACTTGGTCAGGAACACCTCCGACCACGAGTCGGGGTCGTGCTCCTCGGCGTCGTTGTCGATGATGACGTTCTTGGGGTTGATGTTCTCGATCCGGACCTCGCCGCGCATGGCCGGGTCGAACTCCATCCGGATGTCGAGGAAGCCGCGCGAGGTGATCACGCCGTCGGCGAACATGTCCGAGCGCTTCCAGTCGAGCTGGTTGTTGTCCGAGATCTGCTTGAACACCTTGGTCAGGATGTCGGCGGTGGCCGGGTCGGCGCCCGACTTGGGGCGGAACGCGATCTCGCTGCGGTTGTAGATCTGCTCGCCCATGACGTTGCCGATGGTCGAGATGATCTTGTTAATGGTCAGCGCCGGGCGCCGCGCCGCGCGCAGCCGCGCCAGGTCGGTCGGGCTCCACTGGTCGCCCTGGAAGAACGCCTCGCAGATGTTGGCCTTGTCGACGTAGCGGTTGTGACCGTTGTCGCGGACGAACTGGTAACGGTACCAGATCGGGCTGGCCAGGGCGTCGTTGACCGGCATTAGCGGGCTCCCAGTGCCATCATGAACTTCAGGGCCAGCTCCAGCCCCTCGCGGAAACCGGCCGCGCGCCCGCGCGCGTAGTCGGCGTTCTCGGCCGGGGCCAGCGCGGCCAGCTTCGCCATCTCGAGCTTCATCTCGAGGCTGCGGTCGAGACCCTTGGGCCGGTCGGGGCCCAGCGGCTTGGCGCCGGGCAGCTTGCCGTGGTACGGGCAGCGCTCGCTGCTGGTGAACAGGGAGTCCTGGCAGGTGCAGCCAGGCGGCGGGCCGTAGGCGTCGGAAATCATGGGTTCTCCTCGCGGCTAGGCCGCCATGTGCGATGCGTTGCCGGCGCTGCCGTGCAGCTTGTCTTTCCAGCTCTTCTGGCCGGCCGCGGCCGGCAGCCGCGGCGGCTCGGCGCCGACCGCCAGCTGCGCCATCCAGGCCAGGCTGTCGACGCAGTCGTCGTGCACGCCAGCCGGGAAGCGCAGCATCTCGTTCTTGACCGTGTCGACCCAGTCGGCGTCCTGCGCGAACGACACCTTGCCCTGCTGCATGCGGCCCTGCAGTGCACGCGCGCGCGCCATCTTGTCGGTGATCGGGCGCAGCACCTGGATCGACGGGTAGAATTTCAGTTCGCGCATGCGTTTTTTGAGCAATGCCTCGATCGCCCGGTAGATCTGGCCATCCTCGAAGCCCAGCAGTAAGCTCGGATGATACCACCTCTTCGCTAGATCTAAAATAGACTCGACGATGAAGAACGCGTCGCCGGATTTGAAGCGCAACACCTCGGCCACGTGCAGCACGTCGTCCGGGTCCTGCAGCGCGACCGAGCCGACCGTGTAGTCGTTGTGGGCCTTTTCCGAGATCGCGAAGTCCCAGGCGATGTACACCCGGCAGTGGCGGCGCTGCGGCAGCGCGGCGCGCCGGAACTGGTCGCGCGTGAAGTAGGCGCCGTCGTCCGGGGTCGGGTTCTGCTGGTACAGCGCCGACCAGAACCGCGCCGGGATCGTGCGCTTGATGCCGAGCAGCTTCTTGATGTCGAACCGCGCCGGGTGCAGCGCCTCGCCCTTCTTGCGCAGCAGGCGGCCCTGTTCCGGCGCGGTGTCGTAGACGATGGCGTCGGTGGCGTGGTCCAGGTATTCGTCGTGTTCGGCGATGGCCGGGTACTTGACGATCTCGAAGCGGTCGACGTCGGGGTCGTCGAACGGGGCGTTGGCCATCTCCAGCTGCAAGCGCCCGGCCAGGTCGTCGTCGTGCCACCAGGTCTGGATGATCAACACGCCGCCGCCCGGGGCCAGCCGGGTGTAGGCGGTCGAGCCGTACCAGTTCCAGATCGCTTCCCTCGTGGTGGCCGAGTCGGCCTCCTCGGCGTTCTTCAGCGGATCGTCGATGAGTAGTAGATGAGCTCCCTTGCCGTTGATGCCGCCGCCGACGCCGGCCGCCACGTAGGAACCTGGTTGCCGCAGCAGGCCCCAGCTCTCGCTCGACTTGTTGTCGGGGTCGAGCCGGATGTCGAACACGCTCTGGAACGCGGGGTCCTCGAGCAGCGCCTTGATCTTCTTGGAAAAGTCCATCGCCAGGCCGACGTTGTAGGAGCAGGCGATGATCTCGTGGTCCGGATGGCGCCCCAGGTGCCAGGCCGGAAAGGTCTTGCTGGCGATCTCGCTCTTGCCGGCGCGCGGCGGCATCAGCAGCATCAGGCGCGGCGACAGGCCGGCGGCGGCGGCGTCGGAAAAGCGCTCGAGGCGGCGGCAGATGTCCTGGTGCACCCAGCCGGCCGTGTATTTGGGGTTCATGCGCTCGATGAACGGCAGCAGCTTCCGGCGCGCCAGGATGCGCGACGCCATCTCGCGGCGCGCGGCGGAGGCGGCCTCAGTCATCGAACTGCTCCAGTACCAGGATGATGATCACCGCCATCGCGATCACGGCCAGCATGGTGCTCATGCGTCCTCCCCCTCGTCGTCGTCGATCTCGTTGAAGGCGACATCGAGCACGTCGCCTTCGCCGCCCTTGATCAGGCGCAAGAGCGCGGCGTCGTCCAGCGCTTCCAGCTTCTTCATGGTGACGCTGCCGGACAGGTTGATGTCGAGCGTGCGCTTGATCGGCTCGTAGTAGCCGCACATCTTGCCCACCTCGCGCCAGGCGCCGGTCAGCGCCACCGGGTCGGCCTGGACCCGCGCCATGTCGGCCGCCTCCAGGAAGCCGTCCATCACCTTCTGGCGCGTCATCTGCGAGGCCTGTTCGTACAGCGCTTTTTCGCGGTGGTAGACCTTCAGGATCGCCGGGTCCTTGGACAGCCGGTAGCCCATGGTGCCGTTGTCGGCGTAGCCGGCGCGCAGGCTGGCCGACAGGATCGACTCGCCGGCCGCCCACTCCTTGACGAACTGCTTCTGCTTGTCGGTCAGCGGGCGGTCCGGGTTCTGTTGGGCCAGCACGGCGACGTTGCCGCCGGATTTCGGGGTGCCCTTGGCCTTGAGCGCGGCCAGCGCCTTGGCCTGGGTGGCCGGGTTGCGCCGGCGCGGCTTGACGCTCATGTCGTCCTGGGGCGCGCGCTTGCGCTTGGCGGGGTCGATCCGTGCCGTCATTCGGTCAACGATCTAAGTTAGATTGCTGCCGAGTCTATCACCGTTCGGGCATCCCGCACAGTGCGCGGGTGGGGGCTTAGTCGCCCTGGGAGCAGCTACCCAGCCTATCTACCAAGTGCAGTTCCACGACGAAGCAGGCTCGAGCGCGTGGCATGACGCATCGGAAGCCGCGTATCACACCTTCATGCCCGAGCGCCGCTGCGGGCGCGGCTTGCTGGGTGAGCGCCGGGCAGTCGGCGCAGTAGCCGCCGGTGCCGCCGCACTGGCCGCCGTCTTCGGTGCACACGCTCATGCCGGGTCGCCCCCGGCCATGCGCGGCGGGATGATCTTGCTTGCCATCTGCTCGGCTTCGCGCTCGACCTGGTCCAGCATCGGCTCGGTCCATGTCGTAGGCTGCATCGCGGGGTGCGCGGCGCCGATCGCCTGGTACAGCTCGGACAGCGCGATCGAGATCGCGCGCGCCTGCTCGCGCACGGCCGGGGTCTGCTGGATCGCTGGATGGCCCCACAGGTGGGTGTCGAACAGCTCCTCGACGATGTGGGCGGTGTGCAGCGCTTCGTGCCAGTGGAGTTCGGTCAGGGTCTGCGGGGTGTCGGCCGCCGTGCCTGCCGGGCAATCGGCGCAGTAGCCGCCGACGCCGCAGTGGCCGCCGTCTTTGGTGCAGGTGCTCATGGTTGCTCGGTGGCCTGGTCGTCATTGAGCCGGGCGCGGGCGCGCGCCGCGATCTCTTGCGCCGCCGCCTGTTCGTTGGCCGGGCTGTTCGCGAACTCGGCCAGGAAGATGGCGATCATTTCCTCGCTCTCCAGGTGGTCGGCCGGGTCGAATGCAGGCAAGGCGTTGATTTTGTCGAGGTCGAGCTCGAAGCGGGGGAAGGATTGGGTGGTCATGGGTGCTCCTTGGGATGGGGTGCCTGGCGCGGCTACATCACAGGAGAACCGGGGCGACCGGAGGTGACGGTTGGAGGGCTACGCCAGGCGCGCCCAGTATCGCGCGCGCGGTTGCGCGAAGTCAAGTGGCTGAAAAAATTCTTCCCGAAATTTTTTGAAAATTTTTTCCTAGCCCATTTTCTCCCGGAACCAATTTTCTGGAAAACGCTGGGACGTGGTTTCCCCCGAAAAATAATTTTCTGAAAAACGCTCAGCCACGCTCGTCTGGGTCCCTCCTCACCCCGGCGACTGCGGCCACCCCCACTTCGGATTCGCTGCGCTCTGGGCCGATAAGGAGTCTCTTCGGACCCCCGCCCCCCGGGGGCTGCGTGCCGT